CGCGCGCGCAAAAGCGTATTGCGGCTGAGACCAAGGCCGCCGCTCAACAGAAAGCCATACTCGATGCGCTTGCCGAGGCCAGCAAGGGGCTTGGCAGCGAGACAAATAGGCTCGGCATGGAGCAGGATGGCGCGGCGGGCAAGACAAAGAAGCTTACCACGCAACTTGACCGGCAGAAAAAGTTACTCGAACAAATAAACGGGCCAGCGATTGAGGCGAAGGCGAACATACAGGCGCTTAATTCCCTCTATGAATCCGGAAAAATCAGCTTGTCGCAGTACAACGACTATCTTCAGCGTTTGCGCGAAACGATGTTGAGCCAAGACCAAACCTTCTTTGGTGGCATCATGCGCGGGTTGAACGAAGTTGCAGGCGGGTTTACTCGCCTTGGCGAGCATGTAGGAAAGTTCGTATCCGGGGCCTTCCAGAAGGCAACTGACGCCATTGTGGAGTTCGCCAAAACCGGCAAGTTTGACTTTAAGAAGCTGATTGACAGCATCCTTGAAGACCTCTTGCGCTTGTCTCTTAACGCCCTTTGGGGGCAGCTTGCACACGGGTTGCTTGGCGGTCTTGGCGGTGGCATCGGCGGCGGCGGCGGTGGCGGTGGCGGGTTGCTTGGGGGGCTGTTTGGCTTTGCTACTGGCGGCGATGCTATCGTGGGTGGTTCCGGGGGCACGGATTCGCAGCTTGTTGGCTTCATGGCTACGCCGGGCGAACGCCTATCCGTTCGCACGCCAGCGCAACAGCGCGCAGAATCCGACAATCGCCCGGTGCACGTCGCCCCACCACAAGTTAATGTTCGGGTGGTTAACTCAACAGATCCCCGCGCCTCTCTTGACGCCATGGCTACGGCTGCGGGCGAGCGCGTTATCATCAATATGATTCAACGGAATCCGCAGACGTTCCGCAAAATTTTAGGGGTTGCCTGATGCCGTATACGACGGGGACCGCAACGGACCATAACGACTTGCTCGACGATTTGCGCACGTGGTTAACCGGGCTATCATCGCCATGGACAAGCCTAGCGTATTCTGCGGGGGCAACGCCTGCCGATGCTTCGGAATTGTACCTTGAAGGGCCAGGGGCGGGGGCTGGCATGCGCACTTATATAGGCATCCGCACCAGCTATGATGCGACGTATCCGGCGTGGTCGTGGGAAGTTCGCGCCATGACGGATTACGACGCGGCGCGCGATTGGGAAACACAGCCCGGCGTTTCTCCGTCGGTGTACCTCAACCTTAACGCATCGTCGCAAGATTACTGGTTTTTTGCCAATGATCGCCGCTTCGTTGTGGTCTCAGCGGTCGATGCCGCTATTTATTGTTCGCTATACGCTGGAATGTTCCTCCCTTACGCGACTCCGGATGAGTACCCTCAACCGCTTTTCATTGGTGGGATGTACTCATATCCGCGCCCTGCTGCGTGGGACTACTCCGGAAATAGGTTTTTTGTCGATCCGGGGTATGGTGCGGCCTACTACTTCAAGCGCTCGCCCTTGGAGTGGGTGAAAGTTTACAATAACAATAATGATGCGGGGCAGTCTATTTCATGGGACGGTGCCAACTCCGAAAAAATTATCATGTGGCCGCACAGATCGCGGCGCGCGGCTAGCACGTCGTATTCAGTGAGCAGCTATGATTGGTCGCGCGGCGGATGGGATATCATGCGGCCTAACGCTGACGGTGAGCATGTTATATGGCGTCCAAACATCATTGATACAGATAGCGGAATTGCTGTCGGCGCTCTCGATGGGTGTTACTCGGTGCCTGGTTTTGGTCTTACGACAACACAGGCGATCACGCTTGGTTCGCGCAGTTTCGTTGTTTTTCAGAATCTCAATCGTTCAACCCGGCGCGATTTCATGGCTATTGAAGAGGTTTCATAATGCCCTATCAAGTAACCAGCGGAACAACGCGCAAGGATTTGTTGACGGCGCTTAAGGACTTCGCGTCAACGAACGGGTGGACGGTCGAGTATGACGATATTACGGCTAATGGTGAGTTAGCTCTTTCACAGCTAAACTGTAATTTCGCTGTAAGTGACGGCGGAGTTTCTGCTAAAACGGATGTTATTAACGGCGGAACGGTTGATGATGGCAGGCTTAAAGCCGCTATATCAAGTTCAATCACAACGTCTAATCATCATTTTTACGGACACCCTGACTCTCTTTGCACTTACGACACCGACGCCGACACCGTATATATAAATGATCTCACCGGGCCGTTTTCAAACATTTATTTGTTCACAGATTCCGCTGTTTCGTCTCGGTATATTCACTGCGTTGTTCAGTCGTCAACATCGAGATACACGCATTTTAGTATAGGTAATCTTGATAATATGGGAATGTCGCATGATGATATCGGTTATGTAGCTGGTGAGTATTATGTGTGGTGGAATAATAACACGGATTATTCAGACAATCATATTTTTGGGCCTAATTACTTTGGGTGCCCATATCACGGAATTGGATTGTTTGGGGATAAAACCTGCGCACATTTGCATATTCCATCGGGTGTACTTGATACGGCTTTTGGTTTTCCGTCAGGATTGCAGATTATTGGCGGTAGCAATGAGCCGTGGTTACTAAAAAATTTCGATAGGGAGCAAGCTTTTTCAAGCGCTTCGGGGTGTCCCTTAGATCATTGTAATTTGGTGAGTAACGACAGCACAACGGGCGGTGCGCCGTTGTGGCCTTTGCCGTCTGGCTACTTTGGCCCAGGCGATGGGCTGGCGTGCGTTCTTGGGGTTTTTCCGGATATTTGTTTTGTGAATATGACGGGATTCTATCCTGGTGAGGTTGTGACCTACGGTTCGGATGATTGGCAAATCTTCCCGTTCAAAGCCTTTGGGCAAAGTGAACATGCGAATTATGGGGCAATCCCTGAGCCAGATGTAAATTCAGAGTTTTACGCGCTGGCGATTAAGAGGATTACGTAAGGTGATGAAATCAACGCATTCTGCGCGCTTGGCGCGCTGGCTTGGAGAGGAAAAGGTTGCGAGCGTATCTGACGCTATGCGCGGTTGGTACGGTCCGCCTATCGCGCTTGCGGGCGTTCCTGGGGCTGTTTACGCAACCGGCGACGGGGATTTCGTCGGCGAATGCCGCGCGGGATGGGAGGCGACTACAGGAGACCGCCTCTTTGATATTCTAAAGCGCGTCAAGCGTGGCTTTCGCGCCGCGACAAGCCCGGCGCGGCGTATGTCAACGCTTGGAACGGGGTTTTCTTCTCTTTCTGATTTGATCTCTGAGGCAACGGCAGGGGGGAAGCGGCAGGAGTTGCTTTTTTACAAAAATGGTGAGGGGGGGGATTTTGTCGGGTGCTCATTGTCACTTTGGCAAATGGATGGGCAGCCGTACCCCGGTTCATCGGCAAGCGCCGCGCCGGGCGGTGACGCGCCAACGTCTGCGACAACCGGGGCGCTCGGGTTTGTAAATGCAAGTGGCACGGACACGTTGCATTTTGTGGCGGCAAACGTTCTTTCGCGACTTGAAAATCACACGCTGCTTTTATACGACAGAATATTTCAAGTAGCAAAAACGATGTCTTCGACTGCCACAGAAGCAGTTACGGGGGTTCCTACGCGTTATCAAAGTACAACTCCAGGAGATGACGATTACGCAGGGGGGAACTTTATGTTTCCTGAATGTACAAGTGATCTTGGTGCGGGTGCGTATAATTGGGACACTTGCCTTTACACAGATCAAGACGGGAATACGGGCGTAACACTTCCTTCTTGTGGCGGTTATGCTGTTGATTTTACGAATCTATGTTATATCAACAATAGCCGATGGTTTTTTCCACTTGCTGCTGGCGATACCGGCGTTAAGGCGCTCACGCAAATGCAATGTGATGCGAGTGTGTCCGGCGGTGTTGATTTCGTGATCGGGCATCCAATCGCTTTTATGCCTTGCCCAATCGCAAGCCAGATTTCAATCACTGATGGGATCAATACCGCGTTCAACCTGACTCGCATATTCGATGATGCGTGTTTGGCGTTTCTGGATATTTGCAAGCCCATTACATCTTATACGCGCTATACGGGGTCAATAACTTTGGTGTCGGGGTAACGATGAAATCAACTCACTCAAGCAGGCTGGAGCGCTGGCTTGGCGCAGATGAGGCCGCGCGGTTGTCGCAGTCTATGCGCGGTTGGTACGGTCCGCCTATCGCGCTCGCTGGCGTTCCTGGGGCTGTTTACGCAACCGGCGACGGGGATTTCGTCGGCGAATGCCGCGCGGGATGGGAAATGAGCGCACTTGATCGCTTCCGCGACTTGCAGCGCCGCGTCAAGCGCGGGTTTCGGTTTGCGCTTGATCCGCGCATGCGCGCGCTTTGCGCGGGGGCTGGCTTCTCAGATTTGGCAGATTTGATAGCGGAAGGAATGACGGGCGGAAAGCGCCAAGACCTTTTTTTCAAAAAGCAGGCGGAAAACGCAAATACGTCTGGGTTGGGTTCTTCGTATTGGGGGAGAGCTTGGTGTCCCGAAGCCGGTTCACCGGCAAGCGCCGCGCCGGGCGGTGACGCGCCAACGTCTGCGACAACCGGGGCGCTGGCTTTCCAAAATCCGCCTAGCGGCGATCAGACTCACATGGTTGGCTATAGGGTTAGTAACTCCTACACCAGCAGGCAGGTTTTGTTATACGACAGAATATTTCAAGTAGCAAAAACGATGTCTTCGACTGCCACAGAAGCAGTTACGGGGGTTCCTACGCGTTATCAAAGTACAACTCCAGGAGATGATGATTACGCAGCGGGGAACTTCATGTTTCCTGAAGTTACCAGCAACTTAAGTACCACTGGTCATAATTGGGATACTTGCCTTTACACAGATCAAGACGGGAATACGGGCGTAACACTTCCTTCTTGTGCGGGGCGCAGCGCGTCGAGTGATGACCGCTTAGGTTTTAACCTCGGTGAACAATGGTTTTTTCCACTTGCTGCTGGCGATACCGGCGTTAAGGCGCTCACGCAAATGCAATGTGATGCGAGTGTGTCCGGCGGTGTTGATTTCGTGATCGGGCATCCAATCGCCTGGATAACAACGTTGCGCTCTGCGATTGTTTGCGGTGTCGATGGGATCAATACCGCGTTCATGCTCACTCGCATATTCGATGATGCGTGTTTGGCTTTCATCGAGCCAGCAATTCAAAATGCAGTTGCGGGGAATTGGGACGGGCATATTCAAATTGTGTCTGGTTAATTTGGGGCTGGCGGGATGTTGTTTGCGATTGGCGCAAGGATAATAGGGGCCGCCGCCTTACAGTGGCCAACGAGGCTTGATGGCTATTCAAGCACTTATCCGTTTCCGCTGGAAGGCGGCGGCGCGCCATCTGGCGAAACTTCGTTTTCGTGGTCGGCTTCGGCGGCTGCAACTTTTCTGCCGGTTCAAACAACGTCGTTTTCGTGGTCGGCCTCGGCGACGGCGTACTTTGAACCGGCAGAGCCGCCAGAAATCCCGGAGTATTTGGTAGGTAGCATTAGCCGCCACGAAGCGCCGTATGATGTCGCTTTTCCGGCCACCATAACGCCGCTTGAAACAATGCTTGGGGCGGCTGTGGCGGGTTCAACAGCGCTTCCAAGTCTTGTCACGCCTTCGGGCATTGATGCCGGGTATATGCCGACTCCGTGGGATTTCTGGTATAATCGAATATGGGTTATTCCCGGCGAGCTAACCCCATTAAACCCGCGCCGGAATACTGACATTCCGTTCTCGATCATGAATGCTTACGAGCATTCAAACACGCTCAACACCATTGGCACATCTGGGGCAACGGGGCTTACGCTCGACATTTCCGCGTCTGAGGTCTTCGGATCGCTGGAGATCCATCCGGTGAATCTACAGATTGGCGCTACTGCCCCTAATGAGATTGACGCCACATTCACCTTCACGTTTACGGACGGCGAGGGCGAGTTGCATTTTGTGGCAACCGTCTCTGATTTCGTCGTGATGTTCCCCGATGATCCAGTTGTTGAAACGCTCTCGTGGAAAACGGATATAATGGTGGGTTTTGACGGGACGGAACAGCGCGTAGCGCTACGGACCGCGCCGCGCCGAAATGTTGAGTTTTCATTCATTATCGATCAAGCGGAGCGCCGCACCCAATATCGCCGCTGGCATCGCTCCATAGGCAACCGGCTTGTGGTGCCGTTTTACTGGTACGCGGCGCGGCTCACGGCTGACGCTTCGTCGGGTGCTACGCGCATATACTTTGATCCCGATACAACGGACTTGCGCGACGGTGACTATTTAATCATTGCCAATCCGATGACCTATGAAGGCCAGCTTGTCACAGCAACGACAATCGAAGTTGACGGCGCTACGCTCAATAGCCCGTTAACTGCGGACGCGGCGGAAGGTGATTTCGTCGCACCTGGTTTTGATTGCCGAATGATTGATAGAACTGGCCTTGCAATGAAACACGTCACAGGCGCCGTTACATACAAGGTTGAAACGCTTACGCCGCGTGTGCCGTTCGCGCGGCCTGGTTCAGCCGCCAGCATCACGACGTTTGACGGCTACGACGTGTTGGACGTTGAGCCGGTCGCGCCGGGCGATAGCGATGAAGAATTCAATGTGAATTACGAAATTTTCGACGGCGAAACGGGCGTAACGGATATTGACCAAGCTTGGCTTCATCCTTCCGTTTCTGGCGTTCGGCAGTTCCGCGTTGCCCGCGAGACAGAAGGCGGAATAATGGATTATTGGCGCGACTTTCTGGACGCCAGACTCGGACGGCAAGGCGTTTTTCTCATGCCAACATGGCTTGAGGACTTGGAGCTTGAATCTATGCCGGACGGCTCCAATCAACTGGTGCTCGCGGATGATGAGTACGTTGCAGAGCTGTTCCCGTATGAGACCTATAAGCGCTTAGCGATTTTCTCTGATGCTGGCGTGGCCTATCGGGCTGTGTCGAGCGCTGTTGCAAACGGCGACGGAACCGCAACTCTTTTCCTTGACTCGCCCTACGGTGCAACGGCTGACGAACAAGCGGTTTACCGTGTGTCGTTTCTGAATCTCGTTCGCCTTGGGGAAGACTCGGTTAAATTCACACATCAGCAGGATAGGAGTTATTTAGAACTCAAGTTTATGACCGTTGACGGATAGGGGGGGGCGATGACCGAACGCGAATATCTGGAAAAGCTGCTGGCAGCGGCGCACGAATTTCTTGAAGTGATGGAAGATGACGAGTACGGGCATCCGGCAGTTAAGCGCTGGCATGATTTAAAAGACCATCTCGCCGCATCCACCATGATTACCCTGATTGAAGCGCACTTAGAATCCGGAAACATCGACGGCGGGGAAGATTACGACGATGGCTTATGAAGACTACGAAGAGTCGCAAGCGTCGGCGCGTCCGGTCGAAGCTTATAAATTTGTCGGCACAACTGATAACTACCTTTACACATCAACAGACATGGATGTCACGATAGGCGGTGAGCTTTACACGGCGCAGCCAATAAGGCGCGAAGCGATGCGCGCGACGACGCAAGACGATGAGCAATTGACGCTTGATATTGAAATGCCGTTCAACCTCGATGTTGTGCAAGATTACGCGTTTGCGTCGTCGCCCCCAGATTTAGACCTTCAAATTTACCGGATACATTGGGGGATGAATTTTGCGTCTGATGCCGTGTGCGTATTCAATGGGCCTGTTGTGTCGTTCTCGGTTGACGGGCAAAGGGCAAAATTGCGCGCAACGTCGGTGTTTTCTGCGGCGCTCGCTTCGCCTGTGCCGCCTCGCTTTTGGCAAAAGCCGTGCAACCACGTGCTTTTCGATGCGCGGTGCACACTCGCCGATACATCCTACAAGGTAACGGCAACGGTCGGAACCTTCGACGGGGTAGACATTCACGTTGATGATGACGGGTTCGCCGATGATTACCTGATTGCGGGTGAGATGATCACGACGCGCTCGGGCGAGCGGCGCTTGATCATGGCGAACGTCGCGAACTTGATCACTGTAAACTTCCCGTTCCACGATCTGGAAACCGGCGACGAGGTGACGTTACGGGCCGGGTGCGATCACAGCTTTGCTGTGTGCAAGTCAAAGTTTTCCAATGAAATCAACTTTGGCGGATTCCCGTACATTCCGGCTGACAATCCTTTCGAGGGGGAACTATGATCTGGTTGAACCTCCTGCTTGTCCTGGTGTCGTTCATCGGGCTTTCGCTCCTGGCTCCAAAACCGAAAACGGAAAAGCAGCGGCCAAGCGATCTTGACGACATAAACTTTCCGCATGCAACGGACGGTTCACCTGTGCCGTTGATCATTGGCACCGTTCGCCAGAAGGGGCCTAACACCCTTTGGTACGGAAACTTCAAGTCGTCGCCGATTATCAAAAAAGTGAAAACGGGTTTCTTCTCCAGCACCAAACAACAGATTGGTTTCAAGTATTATGTTGGTTTCCAGCTTGGGCTTGGTGTCGGGCCGGGCGTGGTGTGCTCGAAAATCTGGATTGATAAAGATGAGGTTTGGAGCGGTTCTGCTGGTTCGGCAGAAACGGCTATTTCGATCAACAAGCCGTCACTGTTTGGCGGCAATGAATCCGGGGGCGGGTTCGTCGGTACTGCGCGCTTTTACGGGGGCGACTTTTCCACGCAACCACAAAATGCTTATCTGCAAACGCAAGAAACCGATGTCCCGGCGTATAGGGGCTTTTGCCATGTGGTGTTTGAACGCCCCTATATCGGCAATTCTGCCCAGCTTCGGGCGATTTCGTTCGAGCTGCAATCGATCACTAACCAGCTAGGGCTAGGTAGTGGACTTGAGCAAATTGGCGACGATCAAAACCCGGCTGAGGCTATTTACCGGATTCTAACCTATGATTGGGCCGGGGCCGGGCTATCGGTTTCACATGTCGATCAAACGTCATTCGCCGCTGCGGCACAGACGCTTTACGATGAGGGGAACGGGATTTCGCTTCTTGTTTCCAGCCAGGATAACGCCGCAAACGCTGTGAAGGAATGCTTGCGCCAAGCTGACGGCACGCTTTACCAAGACCCGGAAACCGGCAAACTTGTGTTAAAGCTTATCCGCGCTGATTACAACGTTGGAGACCTTCCCGTTTTCGACGAAAGCAATGTGATTAGTCTGACAGAATTTACGCGGACGGCCTGGAGCGAGACCGCAAACGAAGTTCGCGTCACGTTTACTGACCGCTCAACGAAATACGCCACAGCAACGGCGCTCGCGCAAAACATGGCGAACATCAACGCGCAAGACCGCGTGCGCTCGCAAACAGTGTCTTTCCCCGGATGTACAACGGCGGCGCTAGCGTCAACGCTTGCCGCGCGCGAACTTGGGCAAATGTCCGTTCCGCTGTTCAAGGCGCGGCTTGAGCTGAATCGCGAGGCAAATTCGCTTCGCCCTGGTGATGTGTTCGTGCTGGCGTGGAATGATTACGGAATAGAGCAAGCGGTTATGCGCGTTCAGCGCTTGGACCTTGGCGCGCTGGCAGATGGTCGGGTGGTCGTCGAGGCTGTGCAAGATGCGTTCGGCGCGTCAACCGTGGTATTCGCCGCCACGCCATCGGGCGACGCGGTGGACCTTGGGCGCGATCCGGCGGAAATAGAAAGCGGTGTTCGCGCTTGGCGCGAAATTCCTTATTTCCTCATGGGGGTGCAAACCGTTATCGAGACCGTGCCAAGCGCGGGCGGTGCTTGGCATCTGGGCTTGGCGCGCAATTCCAGCGGCACACAACAGGGCTATTCGGTTTACGTTGACACTGATAGCGGCTTTGGTGATCCATCCGCCGATGTTTACCGGGTGCCTTATTCCGATAGTGGGGCGCTACACACGGCCATCGCCAACACGGACGGGCGAAGCAACGGGCAAGTCAACGTTCGGGTCAAAGTGCTTGATCCTGAAGATTTCATTCCGACGACGAAAACCACGGCAGAACAGCGCGCCGGTGATAGCCTGCTGCTTATCAACGATGAGCTGTTTGCCTACACCACGGTTACGGACCACGGCGACGACACATACACGCTGGCTTGTCGCCGGGCGTTGCTTGATACGGAATTCGAAGACCACAGCGTTAATGATAGCGTGTTCTTTCTCACCAGTGGAAACGGCATTGGCGCAACCACATTTGCGGGCACGGATACCATTTACGGCAAGTTCGTTTCGTTCACGGATAAGGGCGAGTACGACGCGTCGGGCGACACTCCGATAACGTTTACCTTCGATCAGCGCTACGATAGGCCAGCGCCGCCCGATTATCCGACGTTTAACGGCTCGAATTCGCCTGGCACGATCACGACAACGGGGCCGCACACGGTCGCTTGGTATGAGCGCAATCGCACCTCGGCAACAATCGAGTTTGAAGACGACTCCACGACAACGCCGGAGTCTGGCCAGACTTACCGCGTTGAATTTTGGAATAATGGCGCTGAGCTTACCGGCAAGCGCCAAACTGGCGTTTCTGGAACATCAACCACGGTAACGCTTGACGCGGGCACGTCTGGTGATGGCGAAGTGAGGATTTATGCGGAGCTTGGCGGGCTGCTGTCGCGCGTTTGTGCGAACATGACGCCGACTTGGAACATACCGTAATGGCAAAAAAAAGTTGTCGGGATCTTGAGAGGTGTTTTTTGCGCCTTCTCTGGCGTCTCGCAGAGGAATGGATGCGCGGCAACCGGGGCGAGTTCCGGCGTTCGGGGATCAGCCTAGCCGCGCCAGTTCATTTTACCGGTGTTCAGTAAGCTGCGCAACATAGAATCTGAATATTTTTTAGCGATCTTGCAAACAGAATCAGCCTAATGTGATTCTGCTTGCTTCGCGGTGGGTGGGGCAAGCTTACCCTCTCTAGTGCCCGCGAGCTAGGCGGCGGCGTTGCTTTCCATGCGTCCCCATGCGCAAGCAATCTGCCCGCCTAGCTTTGCACGGCCTTCGTGTTTTTCGGGCTTTTTTGTTGTGCGTGCCCTTCCAAAAGGGGTTTTGTACATGCTGACAGAAGAGCTGATTTACAGCGTTTGCCGCTCTATCAATCCAAACAGCACGCCAAAAAGGGCTTATGTGCTGGCTTTTTCGTCTGAGGCTGGGAATAAAGAGCTTGCCGCCTGGGGGATCGACACCAAGGCACGGCTCGCCGCCTTTATGGCGAACGTCTGCCATGAGACCGGCGGCTTAACGATTGTCCGCGAAAATATGAATTACCGGCCTTCACGCATTCGCGCGGTATGGTCGAGGGTGCGCGCCGGTAAGGTGCTCTCTGCCGTCAATGGGTTGCAATACGGAACGCAGGCTTGGCGCGTCGGCATCGGTAGGGGTGCATATGGTGACCGCCTCGGCAATGAGGATGATGGCACGAACGACGACGACGGCTACAATTACCGGGGCGGCGGGCCGCTTCAGGCGACGGGAAAAGACAACTATCGCTACCTTGAGCGCGAAACGGGGGTTCCGTTCGCCAGAAATCCGGATCTTATCGAGGTTCCGGAGTATTGGGTTACGGTTGCGGCGCTGACTTGGTGTCGCCATCCAAACGCGGGAAACCTCAACCCGTTTGCTGATAGCGGGAATTTTAGGGGGTGTTGCGCTGGCATCAATTGCGGCTCGCCTTACAGCCGCATTAAGCCCGTGGGCTGGGATGACCGCCGGGCCTGGTTTGCGGCGTGGAAGCGTGCTTTGGCGCACATGCCCGACGATGTGGCGGACGATACGGGGGGGCTCGGGGTAACGTATCGCGTAGGCATGCCATACAGCGACGTTGTGAAGGGCGCACAGGTGCGTTTAAATGCGCTTGGGTACGCTGACAAGCGGCTTGTTGAAGATGGGCTATACGGTCCGCGTATGCGCTCTGCCGTGCAGGATTTCGAGACAGAGAACGGCCTTGAAGTTACCGGCGCACTGTTGCCTGAAACGCTGGCGCTGTTGATGTCGCCAAAGGCCAAGTCGTGGCCGGTGCCCGCCGAGGCGGTCGAGGGGGTCGCGGGGCTTCGCAAGAACGGAGACCCGGAAATCAAGGCGGCTGATACTGACAAGGTGGCAGCAACGGCGCTTGCCGCTGGCGGGGTTGTAAAAGCTGCGCATGACGCGGGGCTTTTTGAATCCACGGCGAAACTAAGCAAGGACGCCAGCATTATGCAGACGGCGTTTAAGTCACTGCTTGGGGTGGCGAATTTCTGCATTGAAAACATGTTCCCGCTTCTGCTGGTCGGGGTTGGCCTGTTGCTGTGGTTGCGCTACGGAAATACGATCAGGCGGCGCGTTGAAACATGGTCTAGGCCGAAGGGGGAATGATGACAGAAGAGCCGGGAATTGAGCTTGAGAGCATGCTTTGCGATGTTCGGCGGTGTTGGGATGTCAGTTTAACGCCGCGTGAAAAGCGCGAAGCATATAACGCGTGGGTGGCGGAAAACAAACCTCATACGGATAGGCTCTTTGCACTTATTGCAGCAACGGCGGCGTGGTGGATTATCCGGGGGAAGGACGCCGGGCACGATCAAGACATATTGGAGCAATGCGCGTTACAGACTACGCAGCAGGCGATTGCAGTTATTGCAAAGACGATGAAGAAACGCCAGGGCGAGCCGTTCGAACCGGCGCGCGTGGCGATTGTTGGTTATGCCATCGCTCAAGTTGTCGCCGACACTCAGATTGAAGCGGACCTTGAAGGGGTAACACGGGCGGCTGAGGGGCTGGCCGACAGAGCGGAAAAAGAAAACAAAGAGCTGCGCGATTTGATTGAAGGCATTATCAGCGGTGAGGTTGCGCCGCGCGATGTCCCGAATTTTTACGAGGCGATCATTGCGCCAGAAAAGAGCGGAGAAGATGACCGCGAATGATGCACAGCGCGAATGGCTGTTGCAGTTTTTCGAACACGGGCATTTGCCTCAACATCTGCAAGATGTTGCCGCGCCTTTTCACGCCTTGGCTCACACGCTTGTTGCATCGCTGCCGCGCAATCCTGAGCGCACGGTTGCGCTGCGCAAGCTTTTAGAAGCGAAAGATTGCGCCGTTCGGGCGGTTATAGGGGGGTGAAAAATAAAGGTTATGGGGCGGCGCGAAAGCGCCTTTGCAAACGCTTACAGCAATTGGCTAGACAGAACCAAAGTAGCAGCGGTGAAACGGGGACATAAAGCCTAGCACGTGCACTGCCGGACCATGCCGAATGCTAGCGCGGCGCGGGAAAGGATACGCCCCACCACAACACGAGGGCTTTAAGATGATGATGAGGGTTATTTTCTGGGGGTTATCTGCAATCGTGCTTTTGGGCGTCCTCTGGGGGGTTTTCCAGGGAGTTAAAGGGATTGGCGCCGCTGAGGTTGCGGTGAGGGTCGAAGCGCAAAGGCGCATCGCCGTTGAGGCGGCGGCACGGCGCGCGGCCAAGACACAGCAGGAACTTACGGATCGGGCGGAACAGGCGGAAGCTGAGGTTACCGCCTTGGAGCAAAAACTTGCGGGGGTGCGCGATGTCGCGGCTAAAGGTAGTGATGACTTTATTGTTTTTGGCAATGATTGGGCTGAGTGGCTGCGGGGAAGTTACGACGCCAAGCCCGGCCAGTGATCTTGCGGCGCTGAAGTGTCCGCCGTTGTCGAGATCGGCCATTGCTGCATTGCGTCGGCGCGTTCCTTCGCCTAAACCGCCTGTGCGTCGTTCGCAAGCGGCAAAATGGATTGATGATTTACGCATTGATTCAGAGCGCAAAAGGTCTGCCGGGCGTCGCGTTATCGACGCTTACGCCGCTTGTCGGAAGCCGCTTTAGCCTTCTTCTGCATTCTGTGTTCAGCGTCTGCAACGTCGCGTTCAACAAGCTTTCCCTGGTACCAGCGGGAAAACTCGCTGGGATCAGAACAGCGGCTGCATGGGCGAGGCTCGCCCATAACATCATCAACATAACCTTTGCCACCGCAACATTTGCACGTCATTGCTTAAGCCGCCTTTTTTGGTTTCGATTTAGCGCTTGGCTTTGTCTTTGCTTTGGCTTTTGTTTTCGCCCTGCTTGCCGGTTTCTTCTTTTCTGGTGTAGCCGTTTCCGCCGCACGTTTTGCAGGTGGCGGCGTTTCCTCCGCATGCTGGGCAGGTTTCGTATGGGTCGTTGTCTGTTGCTTTTGACATGAGGCTGTTTTTCTCCGTGGCACATACTGAAAAGCGATCCGCGCGTGGTGTTCACAATACGGGCCAGTACCGGCCTTTTTTAGACCGCAGAAAAAGAAACCTTTTTTTTGCGGGTCGCCAATCGGCCAGCGACACATATTCTCCTTAAGGTCTAGGAGCTGAACGCGCAGCATGTTTTCTGGGTCTGTTTCGGTTTGCTTTTTCATCTCGCAAAAATGCCAGATTCGTTGCAGCCAAGCCGTATTAATTGACGTTATCCAGATGCTTGTTGCCAAGATGACGCAGACATTTTTCGCAAGCGCTGCTAATGTCTTCCGGTTGGCGCGGGGTCACAAGATGGCGAGCGGGGTTTTGCGCCATTAGCCAACATGAAAGGCCGCAGTATCACTACTGCGGCCTTTCTGTGTTTTCGGTTAACTTGTGCGGCTTACATCTTTTTCAGAAGCATGAGCCGGATACGGTCGGCGGTCTGTTCAACGTCCTCGCCTCCTACACCGTCTTCTGACCATTCGCGCTGGCCTTCGATTGCCAGCGAAAAGCCGTCGCCCAAATCGGTTTGCAAGCCACCGCCAGCAAAGTATCCGGTTGGCTGGTAGTCAACGCCGCTAAAATCGTTCCAGGCATAGCCGCCCATGCCATAGAGCAAGGTGCCGCCAAGACGCAATCCAGCGCGCCCGCCAAGCTGGTATGAGTAATCGGCGTCAACGTCGCCAGCGCCAGCCGTTGAATAATTCACGTCGCCAAAAGCGCCAAGCAGGAGATGCTTGCGCAAGGCGATGTCATAGCCCAGACGGCCTGTGAACATTGCCCCGTCAATGCTTGCATCAACCTCAACGCCAGCATCAACGGCGTGGATATCGGTTCCGATGCCCAGCCCGACATATGGGCCAGCGCCAAGCGATTTTGGCGCGGAGCTGAGTTGCAGCGTTCCTGCGTTGTCGATGCGGTTTAGGATATCTGCGGCATTGACGGCTTTAGAAGTCAGCGCGCTTGCGCCTAAAAGCAGCGTCACCAGCAGAAAGGCAAGCGCCGTGGCGCTACGTGCTAAAGCTTTCATAATGTTGTTCCCTCAAATGTTGAAACAGCGCCGAATCGTCAGCGCTGTTTCCGAGGCTATCAATAACATGTGGCCTAGCAAGGGCTATCTTTGACGTGTTAATAACGCCTTTACTTAAGGTGATATCCCGCGCGCAATGTTGCATCCAGTTTCGCCAGAATTGACGCCCCATGCATATTTCCCCGCGTTAGGGGATGCATACACTTCATCACCGCTTGTTGTGGTAACGGAAACCCTTTCTTGCCTCTCCTTTGCCGCCCTGATTGCGGTTCCGACTGCGGTTTTCTGTTCTGGCGTCAGGTTGTTAAATTCAGACATTCTTTTTCCCCTTCAAGTTGTCTCGGAAGTCATAGACATGGGTTTCCCTTGATCTGCAAAAAATTTGGCAATTCCCGAGAATTGGAATCTCTCTAAGAGATCCCTCGGCCCTGCTTATGATTCCTGGTGTGTAGGCTTTTAATATGACGCTATCAACGTTTGCCATTTGCCGGATAAGCAGGGCAAACGTTGCCTCAGAGACTGCAATGCGCACTCCTGATGCGCAATTCCTTTGCTCTAACTCTTTCTGGATGTGCGCGGCGGCGTCGATGATGGCAAAAAATGTTGGCGCTATTTCTCGCGCGCGGTCTATGTCCATGTTTACCCCACATGAGTTACCCCGTGTTTTTCGGTTAGTTCTTCGCCTTGCCCTTGGTCTGAGTAATCGCTTGCTGTTGCGTTAGCCCTGGGGCGTAAACGGAAAGTGCAAGCGTCAAGTCAACGCCTGGGGTTTGGCTGATTGCCGGTCTGCGCTTCTTCTGCATAAGAACGAGACCGTCTGCCGCAATTCGTTCTGATGCCGTCGCCATAAATTGCGATACCGCCGCGCCAATTCTCTGCGCTTCGGTTTGATTGTTGTTCGCTCCCCCTTCGTCTTGTACGATGTCGGGCAAAACAAAGCCTTGCGAAACAGTGCGAATGTCCGTTGTCACGGCCAGTGTTAGGCCGTGGCGCGTCAGCGCTTTGGCTAGGGCATCGGCCATATAGGCCGCGTTTGCCGCTTTTTCTGCTGGCGTGCCCATGTGAATCTCCATGCACGCGTTTAGAAGGCGCTGCGGAATTTCGCCTTGTGGTTTTCCTAACAGTTGAATTGCCATTTGTTTGTCACTCCATGCTTGGTGGTTCGTAGTTGAGTTCCTCGCTTGCATAACGCCATGCAGCGCGGGCGAGGGCCGCGCCAAGGTCGCCTTGCTCGTCTGCCCATAACGCCAGATCGGTTATGAGCGCTAGCGTTACAATTTCGGCGGCGAGCCATTGTGCGTCAATCCATGACGCGCGCGTTTCTGGTGAGATGTCTTCCCAATTTGGAGCGGGGGTTCCCGCCTTTTTGCTGCGGTTCACCCATTGCGAAAACGCAGCCTTTGCCGCTGCGGTTATCGTCGGGCTTCCTCCTGGAACGTCCATCACCCCTCCCTTCGAGCGGCGCATTGTGGGCAATCATGCCGCCATGTGCTGTAAACGCGCTTAACGCTCCATCCTTTCGACTTCGCGAGCGCAACGGCCTCAATAAACGTCATGTTCATGGCGTCGAGGCTGGCCTTGCAATGCACAGTGTCGCAAGTGATCAGGTAATTACCTTTGTTTGCGTTCCTGTCTGTTTCTTCGATTCTCTCAATGCTCAACGGTTTTCCTCCGTTTTTCGAACGTTGATCTTGACCGCAAGGGGCGGTGTCCCTTCGGAAATGGGCTGCTAGGAATTTTCCGCCTTTGCGGCCAGTTTCCTTTGTTGGCTGGCGTGCCGTTGCCGCCGTTCGCCATGCATTTGCGTTTAAATGCGGCGATATGTGCCTTGAATTCTTCGCCGGTGATTGTTGCCGCTTCGGAAGCTTGTCTAATGTTTCTTTCGAATTCATCGGCGGTTACGCCTGCCGCTGCAAAGCGCCGTATGTTCTCTGCTAGCGTTTCGGCTGAAATTCCAAATTCTTTAACCCTCATACGCGCCTCGAAAGCAGCGTGCCGTTTTCTGATGCGCTTTCCCTTTGCGATGGCGGGTATATCCGCCCTTGTTTTCTCGCGGTGATCGGCGATCAGCAGGGGCGTTAGCTTCGTTGGGTGGTTGTCTGCCCCGTGGCAAGCGTAACCTGCGGCGTGATCGTACTGAAACAAGCTGCAAATCTGTTCGGCGCTCATGAGCTTTGCATGCTCGCGGTCGATGGGGTCGCCGCGTAGGCGCTGCAACTCCAGGAGGGCGGCGGCGAGCTTTTCAGAAAGAGTCGGGGTTTTGCGGCTCATTGAATTTCCTATCAATTTCACTTTTGACTCCGTGGAAAAGTCCAACCCCCCAGCCACACGCGAACGCAATCATGAGGGCGAACACGCACGGAAAGAAGATAGCGGTTGCAACGATTCCGGCCAGCCCCATAAGGGCTGTTGCTGTTGAAACCTCAAGATTTTTGCGCCAATGGCGCGCAACGCTTATTCTCCGCATCGTTCTTTTCTCCTGACCGACGCCGCGCGCGCCTCGCGCTCCAGGGCCTCAATGTCGAATCCTTCGCGTTCTAGCACGTCTTGAACGCGAGCATGAATGCGGCGAAACTCAACTTCCCCGCAATTCTGATATGCGATAGATCGCGCGATCAGAACGCAGAAAAACCCGCTTCTCTCGGCAATGCGCCCGTAGAGCTTTGATTGCACAATGGCTGCCATGGCGGCGCTCATAAATTCCGTGAGGCGGTCGGGATTGCGCGCATCTTCGACGGACAGCCGCACGTCCGCGATATCACAGTGCCCGGCTTCCGTGAGTAGCCAGCCGCGCATGGCGTTGTAGTCCCCTGCTGGGTCGAATATTTCTGTGTTTTTCCAATTGTCCGTTACGGCGGCAACTTCGGCAAAAAACTTGCGGTGATGCGCCGTATTCCTTGCGTGTGGGCCGCCGTCGTCGGGTGTGGCGTCCACCAGTGCACCGCAAGACGGGCAAGAAAGCGGTTCGCCCGTCTTGCGCCGCGAACGCTTGGCGGCGGGCTTTTTGCGCCCGCCGTTGTTCGTTGCAAGGGCTTGTTCGCTAAGCTTCATCCCAATAGCTCGCTATAGGCGGTAGTTATGGCGGAGCTATCGGCCTGAGTAAGTCGGCCTATGCCGCCAGCGTTAGCTCTAAAAGCGTTTTTAAGCGCAGTTGCGCGCGCATCGCCCTTCTTCCTTCCCGCTGCTGCTTTCAACTTTTCTATGATTTCATCGCGCCTTGCGGCGCTGTCTTCTTCGGAAAGCATTAATCGCTCTTGTGGTTGTTTTGGCTTTAACACCCTTGTTGCCGCTGGCGCGGCTGTGGCGGCTGGTTGTTCGGCCTTTCCGTTCATGGTAAGCGTTGGGTCAACCGTTCTGATTTTGAATAGGTCGCGCAGGGCTTGTTTATGCGCAAGGCTTCGAGCGGCGGCGGTCGTCGTCGCCCCTTCAAACCACGCCACGATAGGCCACAAGTTGTCGGGGTCGGCGTAGCGCTCGCCGTCTCTGTTTGTGATCTGAAATCGGTATGTCAGGCTGAGCGCCTGCCGTTCGCCGCCTTGCGCCGCGTCGTTGATCGTTATCCATTCCGGCTTTCCGCATGCGATCATTTCAGAGATAAGCCCGGCTGCGGCCATCTCCGCGCTTACTGCTTCGTAAATATCATCAACGGACGCCCAGCTATAGGCGCGCCCGTCGCGGGTGTCTTGCTCGCCGCGTTCTGCGGTGAGCTTTTTTTGCATTATGCTGCATATTGCCGCCGCGATTGCTGGCGGCATTGCGTTTGCGTTATCCATCGTTTCCCCCTTATAGGCGTTCGTCGGTTTTGTCGTTGTAGAAAGAAATAGCTCCGCGCCCGTCTCGCTTGGTGTAAATGCCGCCGCCGTGCGCTTTGCCAACATCCTTTCCGATGACGGCCTTTAGTTCTTTCTTGGCCTTCTCAATCGCGGTTAATTTAAGCTTTTCATCTGGCGTGGGCTGGTTGCCGATGAGTTCACCAGCATAGAACGTCCAAATATTCGCGGCGGTGGTTTGCATCATATCGACGGTTTGCAAGATTGTCTTTTGCGTGGCCGCGTTGGCGTTCAGTGGGGGAAAACTTTGGGGCATGGTTTCCGCCCTTACGCTTGCAACGAATGCGTCAACGCGCGCGCGAACCTTTGTCCAATAATCATCATTGAACTTCACCACGCGGGCTATGATTTTTAGATTGCTCGTGAACGTTGAAAGCACCGCGTAATCCGTGCCGGTAAGCGCCATTGCATGGTGGATCTGGGGCAAAAATGTTGCCGTCTGGTTGTCCGGGCTAAATTGATGGCCGTTCCGCCATTTCATCTCGAACACGGCTGGCACCGCGCGCGCTGGCTTCGGGCATGTCCACATCAATTCGAAATCTTCCGCGCCGGTGTCGAACGGCTCCAGCTTGTTTATGAAGCCGTCGAGGGTGACGTGTGAGCCGTAAAGCTCGCCTTCGCCTTCAACGCGGTTGTTGACCTTGATAATAGTGTTGTTGGCGCGGCCTTCGAACCACATCCGATGAAAGGTTTCGATAAAGTGCCCGAATTGCGCGTGAATGTTGTCCGACAGATCGTCGGGCGCGGCCTTCCCCGTCTTTTCTCGCCAGAGTCTTTCAATCTGTTCGTCTGTCCCATTGCAGATGATACGCACATCGCTTGCGCCTATGCTGGATTTGCGGGCGTCTATTTCGGTTGACTGAAGGCCAAAACTGGCCCTTGCGCGCTTGCGTGGTGCGCTAGGCTTCTTTGTGGTGGTTTGCTTTGTCATTTGGTCCTTACTCCTGGTTTGGTGATGGATCTTGCGGGCGAATTTTTGTTGCCTGGCCGTCGAGCCAGTGCCCGCTTGTTCTGAGATAGTTTCGGAGGTTGTTCATAACGAATGTCACGTGTTCGCGTGACGCGTGCAGCGTGAGCTTGTTTGCTGCTGCCCATAAAGCCCTTTCCGCTTCAGCTATTTGCTTGTTTTTGTTCGCTCGCACGTTGAACCTCCTTGCTTAACGCCTCAACCATGAGGGCAATTAGCATCATATGTCAAGCCTAATAATTATGCTTGCAATATGATTGCGAATAGTATCTCATTGCACACATAACAGCGAAAATGGAACCATGAAGAAAACACAAAAGCCAAGCGCAACGTTGCTTGCCGACGTGAACTCTTACCTTGAGAGGACGGGCACGGCTCCAACTACATTAGGGCGCGCTGCCACTGGCAACTGTCGGCTGATTCGCAATCTGCGAGAAGGTAGGACGGTGACATTGTTTACCGCCGACAAGCTCTATGAAGTTATGGCGCGGTATCCGGTCGGGATAAGGTCGAGCGATTTAACGTTGTCGAATCCATCGAATGAGAAGGGGGCGTCATGACCAAGTTGGAAGATATCATTCGAACGCTTATAGGGTTCTTCGTCGTTATCATGTTCGGCTCTGTGGCCGGGGCGGCGTCCGGGTGGGCTGTAAGCCTGATTCTCAATGAAACGGTTTTGACCACGCTTGCGGCCTTTGGCGTCAAGACGTCTGGCCTTGAGCTTTGGGAGATTGGCGCAACCCTTGGGTTTATTGGGGCCTTCTTCAAGCCGACATGTGGGCCGTTAACGCTACCGGCTGGTGCGCCTGAAGAAGGGCCGGGCCGTGAAAACGTTGTGACGCTAGATGATGAGCGCCAGAAAAGGGGAAGTTAATGTCTGATGTCGAAACGGAAATTGTTTCAGGGCCTGAAGCTACAGAAGTTGCCGAGGTGTTTTCGGCGCAAATTTGCGGCTTTATCTCTACGGGCATGCGCCTTGATGTTGTCTTGTGCATTGCAATTGCGGTGTTAGCTGACTACGCGCGAGGGGAATACGGCGACGATTATTTAGACGAGCTGGCTGATGTTCTTGTGAGCCGCAGGAATGAACCGTTGCCGCCTATGGATACTGTTCAATGACTGACACTAGATTGCACAACGATTGTGACGGCGGCGCTTGCGTCGCATGCGCCGAGGATGAGGGGCGAACCATGGTAATTCAGGAAGGCTGGCAACCAATTGTAACCGCGCCGAAAGACGGAACCGTTGTTGATGTCTGGGTGTGGTCGCTTGAGCGCGTGAGCCGTGACAGTGACGAATTGCGCCAGTCTGCGGGAATGCGCGTTGTTGATGTGTATTATTCCCATGACGAAGGATGGCTTCACGGTTTGGGGGTGCCTTTGTGCGATGTGTTGAACTGGTTTTCTGACTGCATCGTGGTTACGCACTGGTTGCCAGCGCCAAAAGAGCCGAAAGGCGACATTCAGCCAATTGAAACCGCCCCCAAAGATGGAACGAGAATCTATCTTATATCGCCGTGGCATCAAATCATCGTTGGTTGGTGGGATGGTGCCAACTGGCGCTACGGCGAAAAGCCGGGCGAAAACTGGGGCTATGATTACGCAACGCACTGGATGCTTTGCGCCGAAAGGGGGGGAGCATGAAATCCTTGTTTGCACTTAGGGATATGTTAAGGGCGCTTAAACCATCGGGGGGCGGCAGGAACTCCATGGCGCTGACCGTTGTTCCCGTGTCGCGCGCTGTTAAAGCCTTTCCGGTTGAAAGCGGTGGGGTTGCCGTGGCGACACGTGCGCCTGATACCGGAGGCGCGAGCGGGGCAACGTTTACGGGGTTTGGAACGGCGTCTCCAGGAGATAACGGGCTGCTTGCCGCCCTTCGCCGAAATGGCGTCAGAAGAATATACGGCGTTTTTGACGGTGACGCGTGGGCCGCCACGTGTAGAGCGGCGTTTTTATACCGCCTTCCGCTTTCCGGAAACATCCCGTGCGAAACGCGGGGGCTCATGGCGCAAGCGGACCACGACGCCGCTTATGCGGATGACTGGTATTGGCACAGCGGAAAAAAGCCGGTTCTCACGATGCTTTGGAAAAACATGGCCGATACCGGCCATATAGATTTAATTCGCACCCTATTTCCGAACGGGGAGGCGGTAGAAGGCGGCGATACGTCAATTGAAATTGTGTTTCCACGCCCACCGCAAGCGCTTTTGCCGACATTGCACAGGGCGGGGCTGGCTGGGCTCCATTTACATGTTGCCGTTCCAGCAACGGCAATAAGGCTGCCAAAGGTCGAGCGGTGGAAACAGGCCGCCGCGCGTAGGGTTCAATACGATCCGATCATTTACGGCGTTCATCAAAAAACGCAACAAGTCGTCGTACTTGGTTACTACAATTGCAGCAGCAGCGATCCTGTATCTTTGAGAACGTTGGTTGATGTCCTCAAGAGCAGGGCAACTGATCTATGGTGAAACATGACATTCGGACTTGAAACAGAAGCAGAGCATGCGGTTGCTGCCATGTGGGCCGTAAGGTTTATTTGGTTCTGCGCATCGTGCCTTCTTGCTTCATTGTTAATGCGGTGGTTTGGGGGGTGATAATGCACAGCGACACTTTTTATATGCTTATCGTCGCCGCGCCAGCGCTTCTTGCAGTGCTCTATCTGATGTTTAGCATAAAGCTATCACCGCAAGAGTTGCCGCCGCCGCAAGAGCTGCCAGGGCCTAGCCCTGTTTTGATGGTTGAGCGCGAGCAACTCTTGCTCGCGCTCAATCTTGAGCTTCACGCAGTAGAGATGCGCTTGCGTGGGGGCAGTAGCGCGGCGACGGCTGAAGGGGCAAGCCTTATGCGGACGTGCGCCGTTGAGTTTTTAAAGAATTACCGACCATGAGCGCGGGATTGACGACAGAAGAACGAGCGGCGGCGCTATGGCGGTTAAAGGCCATCATGGTGTTTGTTGGCTTGCCGGGGATCGTCTTAATTGGTGCAAGCATCATGTTCAACGTGATGTTTGCCGACCAGTTGGGGCGCGATCCGGAAGACGCGGCGAAACTCACTGTTATTGCGGTTGCGGTGTCCGTGCTGATATCGGGAATTCCTGTCGCGATGGAATATTTGCGGGCCGAAATCCGCACGATTGCCTTTCTGTTGTGGCTGGGCTGCTTTCTGTTCAGCTTCATTTCTGGCGTTGTTTACGCGACGAATGATGATAACGGCCTTGGCTTGTGGGGGCGCGGAAACGTGGTGTTTCTCGCCGTGCTCGCCGAATTTGGCGCGGTCGGCGCGTTGTTGATCGTGGGAAAGTCGGTTTCTGCGATCCTCGCGCCGCCAGTTGAAGCGGTGCCGGTTGAGACACCACAAGATGAGCCAGCAGAAAGCCTGGAACCGTCGCCGCTCGCGCAGGTTAATCCGGAAATGGGCTGGAACATGTGGTTCCAATCGTGTGTAACGGCGGCCAATGGTCAACGCGTTTTGCCAAAGGATGCTTACACCCATTATGAGAATTGGGCGGCTATGAACAACGTCACGGCGCTGCTTCCTATGGTGACGTTTGGCCGCCGCATGACTGACGCTGTTCAAGCGCTCGGTGGAAGGGTTGGCCGTAGTCAGGGCCGCTACTATGAAGGGATTACGCTAACGCAGCTTGGCGCGAACGGTGCACCACTTTTAGGCGATCAATCAGCAGGTGAATAATGTTTAGCTTGTTTGCGCCGCCAGAAACGCGGCAATCTGTGGCATTTATTGAGAATTTCCGTACCAGCCTCTTTCCTTGGGTGCTTGCTCCTATCGGCACGAGCAAGGCTTTGCCGGTAACGTTTGCACCACATCAGCATGGCGGCGCTTCGGACTGGATTCGAAAAACACAGAAGGCGGGGCGAAACGTCGCCTTGCTTATGGCTGAAACTCACGGTGCGGTTACGGGCGTTAAGCTTGTGCGCGGACATTTGCGCGGCACACGCCACTTTGGCGTCAAGCTGTTGGCGAGCCATGTGGCCAAGCTTGATCAATTTAAGCCCGCGCCGTTTCTGCGAATAAATATAGGCCATTGGGTTTATGTTGCGTGGCGATTGATGAACGAATGCCCAGTCGAGGCCGTCGAGGCCGTCGAAGATCGCGTTGCAAAACAGCTTGGGGGAAAGGGGCTTAGGCATTTTATCCCGGTTGCTGGCACGATGTATCAGGGAGCAATGGCGCGCCTTGAATGCCTGTACAAGGACAGGATTTCAGTGTTAACCGACTTTGCCACACCACAAGTTACGCTTGCGACAAAGAAGGGGGGGGACGCTCCTGCGGCGCTGTTCACGTCGGCGGCCACCATTACGCAACAATCAACAGACTGGCTGTGGCCGAATGTGTTTCCGGCTGGGGCCTTGTCGCTGCTGTCGGGCCAGCCGAAAGCTGGTAAGACGCAAGTTTCACTTGATTGCGCAGCGCGTATTTCTGCCGGGCTTGGCTGGCCGACGGGTGAAAGGTGCGCTACTGGGGGCGTAGCTATATTTGAAGTTGAGGACATGGGGGCGTCGTCAATCGTTCCACGATTGGTTGCGGCTGGTGCCGATCTTAGCCGCATTGTAATTCGCGATGCACAGGGCGGCGCACTTGACATTTCCGAACAAATGCCGCGCGTTGCCAGTGAGTTAGCCGCTGTCGGTGGGGTGCGCCTGCTGGTGCTGTCGCCATTGCTTGCCTTCTTTGGAACCGGCGTTTCAGATGACGCGACAATCCGGCGTCGCCTTCGCCCGCTGCTGGAGTGGGCGGCAAATACCGGGGCGGCTGTGTTGGGGATCGTGCACCCACCGAAAAGGCCGGGGAACAATCTTGAAGCTCAATTCGCTGGGGCCGACACTTACCGGCGCGCCGCGCGCGCGGCGTGGGTGGTTATGCCCGATCCGGCAGACAATGCCGCCGCCGATGCAGAACAAAAGCGCCGCTTGCTTGTCTGTGCGGGCATCAACGCTGCCGCCGATGATTTGCGGCTGCGTTTTCGCATTGAAGGCGTTGAGGTTGATGGCATAGGGGCAAGCCGCATTGCGTGGGAACGCGGCGGCGGCGGTGTCGATCGTCGATCGAACGTCGTCAAACTTGACGATCGACGGAAGGAACGACGGCACGAAGACGCGTAAAAAGGAAGGAACGGGAACGAAGGTATTTTGACCATTTCCGAAAAGCTGAAAGGGGAAAAGTTATGTCTGCTAATGAGTCTAAAATTGTAGTTGAGAATCCGCAAACAGAATCAGAAAATGAGAGTCCAGAATTCAAGGCGGCGCTGTTGATCGCGCAGGCAATCAACAGCTTTGCTTTTGAAACTGAGCTGGGCCGAGAGGAAAACGGCAGACACACAGCCGACTTTGCAACGCTTGTTGATATGTCACTCAGGGAAATGCTTGAGGCGGTCGCCGTGGTTGAAGCAAGGAACAAGGCTGCGGAAGCTGTTGAAGGTACGACAACTATTTATTTTGTCCCAGATGATCGCCTTACGGCTGCGGTCTACACCTTCATGCATTTCTACCCGCAATTCCCAAGCGATAGCGGAGACGAAACGATTGTGCGTGTTGTCCAGGATGAAGCTTTAGATGGGTTTAACCTTGGCTTTTTGATCCGGGCTAACCGCTGGGTTTCGAAGTCAAAATATTTTGGCGAAGATGAGGAACAAGAAAATGGCTGATGTTTTCGACACTGAAACGGTTGTAGAGCTATTAAAGGCTAGGGAACGATTGGAGCGTGAACATTCGGAGGTCGGTTTGCGTATTCAAATTTTTTTGGATGCTGTCATGGGGGCACCGTGTCTTGTCTTTGATATTAGGGCGTTATTGCCCGTTGGTGAAACAAAGGTCAACTGGCATACGCTTGTTACTGAGGTAAACGCTTTTCACGAAGGTCTTGCGCCTCGGCATCTTGTTGTTTCTCTTGAAACTTCGGTTAACAAGATTGTTAACATTGGCGGCCGCAAGTCGGCGCAATCTAACGATCATTGAATCTAAGGGGAAAAACAACTCTACACGCCAGTTATGCGGGCAAGTCGGCGCATAGCTGGCGCTGTAGGAAAAGGGGGTAACAATGGGTTGGGCGAATTGCGGCGAGGATAGCCAGGGAAGGCCGATAGGCTACGCTCATGAGGCAACGTGCGATTATCCAGGATGCAACGCAAAGATAAACAGGGGTTTGTCTTATGCGTGCGGCGGCATGCATGGGGAAGATGAGTTTTCATGTGATCGTTATTTCTGTGAAAAGCATATGGTTTCTGCTGTGTGGCCCAAGGGGGCGGCGATGCATCAAAGCCAGTTCTGCCCAGATTGTCACGCGGCGCTTGTTGCCGCTGGGAAGATTGATGATGACGTTGCCGCCTGTTCTGAAGAAGAATTTCTAAGGGACGTTGCGAAACATAAAATGTATGTAATGCACGATGATGGCATCTACCGACATTTGCGGTTCCGTAATCCTGACACTTCAATTCATTGGTTCGACATTGTGACGTGGCCGGGCTCTTTGAGCATATCCGGCGATATGGGGTGCTATGTGTTTTCGCGCCTTGATGACATGTTTCAATTTTTCCGCAGGGATGGCGCGGGCGATAAGCTGTACATCAACATTGAGTATTGGGCAGAGAAGTTAGAGGCCCAAGCTTACGGCAGGCGCGGCGACAGCGTGAAGCGGTGGGATAAGGGCAAATTCGAGCGCGCCATTAGAGAGCGTTACGCAGAACATGTTCGTGCGGAAATGAGCCGGATTCCCACCGCATGCGAAGAACTGCGCGCCGACATTGAAAACGACTTGCTTTCGTGCAGTGACGACGAACACGCGGCGATGGAAGCGGCCTATAACTTCGACAGCCACGGGCTGCGCTTTGAAGACTTTGTAGAGGTCGATTTCACGGAATGGACTACTCATTTCATCTGGTGCCTTTACGCCATCGCGTGGGGTATTCGGAAATATGACGCTGCGCCCGTTGGGGTGTGGGGCCGTCGCAGTTGCTAAACGGAGTCCAAGGAATGAGCGATAAACGTAAAACACTCGGGCAACTTACCTATGAGAAGGTCACGGACTTACCACGGGATTGTATTCCCCCATTTGATCGCCTCTCTAAAGATGACCGGGATTTCTGGGAAAATGCAGCGCGCGCAGCTTCGCAAGCGCTGGCGGAATCGGATGTTGAATCAACCGGATTGTTGATGAAGTACTTTGTGCTGAAGCCGGGCGGAAATGACGCTTACGCCAAGGCGTCAAGGGCGGCGATGCGCAAATATGCTGATTTTATAGAAGGCGAAAATCCAGAGCTTGCGCATCAAATCAGGGATTGGGCCGACACGGAAGCCGCAAAGGTGCTGTCAGAAGATGACCGTTCGCATTATCAACGCTGATGTTATGGCCGGGCTGGCAACGCTGCCTGACAACAGCGTGCATTGCGTCGTTACCAGTCCGCCATATTGGGGGCTGCGTGATTACGGCGTTGAGGGCCAGATAGGCGCTGAAAAAACATTGGAAGTGCATATAGACAAACTCGTTTGTGTGTTCCGCGAGGTGCGCCGCGTTCTTTGCCCAGATGGGACGCTTTGGCTTAACTATGGCGACTCCTACGCGTCGCGCGGCGGCGCTGGCTGGCAGGGGAAAAACGGCCAACGCGCCAATAGGGAATTTACCGCGCCAAACCTTCGAGGGAATTCAACGTGCGCGTCTACTGGTATCAAGGCAAAGGATCTTATCGGCGCGCCCTGGATGCTCGCCTTTGCCTTGCGCGCGTCTGGCTGGTGGCTGCGGCAAGAAATCATCTGGTACAAGCCCAATCCTACGCCGGAATCGTGCCGTGATCGCTGCACGAAAGCCCATGAGCATATTTTTCTTTTTACGAAATCTGAGCGCTATTACTACGATCAAGACGCCATTCGCGAAAATGACAATGAGGCCGCACCATTGGGCGCGGCCAGCAAGCGCGTAAAGGTTCCGGGGAATTACGACTGCGGGGAAGGCGCACACGGGACTATTCACCGTAGCGGGCGCACCTCGGCGAAATATCAAGAGGCGGAGCTAAAGCCCGGTCGCAATCGGCATTCGGTGTGGAGGATTGCGACGGAAGCATTTCCGGAGGCGCATTTTGCGACGTTCCCGCAGGCGCTTGCAGAGATTTGTATTCGAGCGGGTTGCCCAGCCGGTGGGACGGTCCTTGATCCGTTTGGCGGAGCTGGAACGGCGGGGCTTGTGGCCGACAAGCTTAAGCGAAACGCGGTTCTTATCGAGCTAAATTCGGATTATGCGCACATGGCTAAGCGTCGGATTTCCGACGATGCGGGCATGTTTGCCGCCGTCGAGCTTGAAACGCTACAAAGCAGTCGTTAGGCAACAGCATGGCCGTTCCGGTCATGCGCTGGATAGGTGGATGCATAGAAAGGGAGATGCGCTGTGGCTGTGAAGAGGGTTGAATCTGCAAAACTTGTTTTAGTATCCCGGTGCGACACGGGAACCAACACATATGAGTTTGAAGACGGAATGTGCATTGACCTTGACGCAAGGGCCGTTGCAGAGAACGGGCTGGCCGTTGAGCTGGCCAGATATGGGGTTATCCTTGTTGGGCGGGTGATCTTGAGTCGGTTCCGGGTTTTATCTGGGGTAAGACAGCACGAATTGACTAGCTGACACACTTGGCGTATATGTCAGCTATTGACTCAAACAAGGGGGTATCAAATGAGAAAGAAAGCGTCAAAAAACGCTAAAAAGTCTGCGTGGAATAAGGGCGTTACCGTTGGTCAACGTAAGGCGTTTACTCATAAGCAAGTAGTTAAGATTAGAACGTTTCTTTATGGTGGGAATGAATGGAAAGACATTAGAGACGCAGCATTGTTTAACACTGCAATTGATACAATGCTTCATGCGTCTGATTTGCTTTCTATGAGGGTTTCAGATGTTCTTGTGAAGGGCGTTGTTGCTGACAACATAACTGTTAAATCGGCAAGCTTGGGGCGCTCTATAAAGTGTTCACTCTCTGACAATACAGCGCGTGCGCTGGCGGAGTGGATAGCGTTAACGGATAAGAAGCGAAAAGAGTACATTTTCACCGGCAGGCACGCCACCAAATCAAACATTACGCCCAGACAATACAGCCGCCTTGTGAAGCAGTGGGCCGCCGCGATTGGGTTAGATCCAACTGATTACGGAACAGAATCTCTACGCCGCACGCGCGCCGCGCATATTATGCAAAAGACCGGCAATGCTGAGGCTGTGCGCGAATTGCTCGGGCTGTCTAGCATAACGTCCGTGTTTCGGTACATTGGCAGCGTTAGCGGCGAAGATTCCATGAAAATAAGCAGGGCGTGTGAGCTATGAAATTTACGATTGAAAAAGATGTCTTGTTCAAGGCATTGCAGCGCGTTACCAGCGTTGTTGAAAAGCGCAACACCATTCCGATTTTGGCTAATGTTGTACTTGACGCCAGCGACGACGGCTTGAGGCTGAAAGCCACTGACCTTGACATGGAAATCTCAGAGCTTGTTGAGTGTGAGGTTGAAGAGTCAGGGGCCGTAACGCTTCATGCATTCACATTGCGTGAGATTGTTGGGCGGTTTTCTGGCGGCGGTACGGTAGCATTTGCCGATGATCCGGAGGCAATGCGAGTTTCCGTCAAGTCTGGCCGGTCGAGGTTCAATTTATTCTATTTGCCGGTTACAGACTTTCCGGACGTGAGTCTAGGCATCATGCCGCATAGGTTTAGATTGCCGGTTTCTGAGTTGCTGGCAGTTTTCAATTGCGCTCAAGTCGCAATGTCAACCGACGAAACCCGCTATTATCTTAACGGCATCTATTTGCACGCCGCCGATACGGACAACGGCTGGCGCCTGCGCGGCGTCGCGACAGATGGCCACCGCCTTGCGCGCCAAGATGTGCCCTTGCCAGAAGGCGCGCAAGAGATGCCCGGCGTAATTCTTCCGCGAAAAATGGTCCGCGAGGCCATTAAATTGTTGACCGGGGTTCGCGGTGAAATCCTCGTGCAGATGTCGCCAAACAAGGTAAGGCTTGCGTTTGGCGACATCTGCATTGTGTCAAAGCTCATTGACGGAACCTTCCCGGATTACATGCGCGTAATCCCGACTGAAGATGGCCACCCCATGCAAGCTAATTGCGAGTTGCTTTCGCAGGCCGTTGGACGCATAGCCGTTGTGTCTGACGCCTCGGGTGTTCCCGTCAAGTTTTGCGTGTCGAATGATGAGTTGACGATACGGGCAAGCGGCACGAACGCCGACGCGGTGGAAGGTCTGCCGGTTACCTATGAAGGCGGAGCGCTTGAGATAGGGTTTAACGCGCGGTACATCGCCGATCTGCTCGCCCAGATTGGCGGGGAGTTTGTGACGTTTTCAATGTCTGGACCTTCAGCGCCCGCCGTTATCAGAGATTCTGGTGATGATGGTGTGCTTTATGTTCTTATGCCGATGAGGGTTTAACGATGATGATGAAGAAAACGCGGGGGGATTGGAAGAGGCTGCGAGCAAGCGTCATTGCGAGCGGCGACACGGCTCAAGCTCGCAAAATTATTGAGCAAATGCAATCCGACATAGAGACGCTTTACACACTGCTTGACCATGAAGACTGGCAGACAATGGAGTGTGCACCACAAGATGGCTCGCCGGTTCATGGGTTTGGGGTTCATGCCATCAATCCGCCAGCCTCGGCGGGTAGGGGGGTGAAGCCCGGTGATGGTTGGCTAGCAATTATGCTTTTCGATGTCTGGCGCGATCCTCACCAGTGGGTTTTTGCTAAGGACGGCGAAAGCTTGTGGAGCCATCCGGTTTGCTGGCGGCCTTTGCTCTGGCCGACGCCCAAGGTTCTTGTGAAGCTTGGGCGTGCTGATGTTCTGCATGCGATGGGGGTTAGGGGTAACGCTGATGACCGATGAAGAAAACGCGGCAAGAATTGCTGCGGCATCCGCGCGTTATCACGCCGCCGCACACGGCATGCAAACCGGCGTGGCGCTGCGTCCGGGTGCCGACGATCAAAAACCCAAGCACTTGCGCGTTGGAATTAATGTCGCAATGTCTGACCTCGGGGCGTTGTGCGCTCTATTGATTGAGAAGGGGGTTATAACTGAGGTTGAGTTGCATGAGAAATTGGCGGCGCATATGGAAACAGAAAGAGATTCGCAACAAGCTCTTGCGCAAGAAACGCTAGGGTTGCCGGTGAAACTGGTTTAGCCGAAAGAATGGGGGTAACGGATATGGCACAAAGATTTTCAGGATATGAGCGCCGCGAGCGCGAGCACTACCCTACGCCGCCATGGGTGACGCAGGCGCTCATACAGCACTTTGACAACGGGCCGTCAACGATCTGGGAACCGGCTTGCGGTGAGGGGATGATGGGGGCCGCGCTCGCGGATGCTGGCCATAAAGTATTTATGTCCGACGTACAACCATTGATTGACGACGCCTTCACCTATGATTTCATTTGCGGCGACGAATGCATAGCGGGCGATATTGGTTTTGACGCCATTGTCACTAATCCACCGTATGGAATACAAGGCCGTTTGGCCGTGGCGTTTGTCGAGCGCGCGCTTAAGTTGACGCAGCCCCGGTTTGGCCGGGTGGCTATGTTGCTGAAGCCTGATTTTGACTCGGCGAGCGGGCGAACACACTTGTTTCGCGATTGCCGGGCGTGGTCGAAAAAAATTGTCTTATTGCGCCGTATTGTGTGGTTCGAATCCACAAGCGGAAACGGGCCTTCTGAAAATCATTGTTGGTATATCTGGGACCACAAACAGAACGGGCGACCAACGATAGTTTATGCGCCATAATGGCTAGATTCGGGGGTAATCATGGAAGCGAAATCACGGAATATTTGGGCGATCTATGGGGCGGTGATTGCGTGTGCGTTCGCAATTGTTCTCATGGTGCAAAACGACTATGACAACAGGGCCTCGCGTCTTGATTTAAAAATCATGACGCTTGAGCTTAAGGGGCAATCGTCGGTGATTGATCGTATGGGAGTATTGAGGAATTACACAAGGGCGACGGCTGAAAAATTACAGGTTGTCGCGGTTCTATTTGCCGTAGCGCTGGCGCTGTTTTCGGCTGCAATCGCAACGGACGGTTGGGGGAGTAGGTTTCTCCTGGGGTGTAGTCTGTTGGCGTCAATGGGTGGCGCTGGCGTTATCTTGCTGGCTTTGAAAGGAACGGTATTATGAGGCCATTTCATGAAGTGATCGTTGATTTACGCGGGGGGCGCTACAGCCTCGCCCTGACAGAAGCACTTGCCGAGGTCGTGAAGGCCGTTCAGGACACAGGCGGCAAGGGCGCGCTTACTATGAAGCTGACTATTGAACAAAAGGGCGACGATGGAGCCCTTGAAATCGGCATGGTATGCGATGTGAAAACGCCTCGCCCCGCTCTTGGCAATGCGTTGATGTTCGGCGACGACGACGGCTCATTGTCGCTTCGAAACCCAAAACAGGGCGACATGTTCGCCGGTGGCAGTTCGCCGCGTCTGGCACATACGAACGGCGATTAATGGTGTAAGCGTAGCGTAGCGTAGGCATCAGGTAACAATTAACAATTAACAATTCGAGGGAATTTGAAAAATGTCTGATGAAGGTTTGGACGCTTTATTTGAAGCTGCAAAAGATGCGGCGACGGCGGCGACGACTCGAACTTCTTTAGGAGATGGAAGCAGCTTTGTGCTTGTCCCTGATGGGTACAGGATTCATACGTTTGGTGAGCCTTACCCGCCCTATGTTCGCGGCTCCGTGTGCTTTAGCGATGTCGCGTCATTTTGCGAGTACGTTAACGCGTATAAGGGCGTGGATGGGACTCCGCTTTTGCTGGCTGATGTTGTTGGCCAGGGCGTTAAAGGGGGGATGTCCGTTAGCTGCATTTTGGATTATCACAACCCGGCGAGTGATGGCGTCGCAGACTCGCCAAGGATGTGCACACATAGAGCGGAATATGTTCCGGTTTATAGCGAACAGTATCTGCGCTGGCGCGCCATTGATGAAAAGGCGATGTCGCAAGCTGAGTTTGCAGAGTTTATAGAGGAATTTTACACCGATATTGCAGAGCCAGCACCGGCAACAATGATGGAGATTGCCAGCGACCTTGAAATGTCTTCAGGTCTTGAATTCAAATCCAAGACGAACGTGCAGAACGGCATGGTATCATTGCAATATGTCGAAACCGGAAAAGCGACGACGAAACAGGGCGGCGAAGTGCCGAAAGTATTTCGTTTGAATGTCCCTGTGTTCTTCGGGGAAGAACCATCAATGATTGAAGTGTTTCTTCGGTTTCGCGTTAGTAAGACTGACGGATTGCGTTTTGCCATCAAGATACGTGATCGTGAGACCCTGGAGAAAGAGCGTTTTATTGCCGCAGTTGAGTCCATCGGCAAAGCAACGGAATTAACGCCGCTTGTTGGAAAGGTTGTTAATATCGGCAGGTAACGCCTGTGCATTCGTCACTGTCGCGGAAGGGCTCGGCGTCTGTCGAGCCTTTTTCGTGACGAATCGGCTATTGTCGCCTTTCTGGCGGCGCGTTTTAGGGGTAATGTCTGGTGTCGGAGCTTATAAAGAATGGCGGATTTGACTTCTCGCGGGTCCAAGTTGGAGACGTGCTTGTTTTTACGGATTTTGACTTGGCGCGCATCTCAATGGTTGATTGCCGCCGCCTTTGGCCGATGATGCATCGGGCGGCATGTAATGCCGGTTTTTTTCTTAAGCCATGGCGCGACGATGCGGCGCGCTGCTGGCGCGTTGAGGTAAAAGAGGCGGGGGCGGCTTTTTTAGAGGGCAGGTGATGCGGAATATAAACCCGTTTGGAATCCTGATTGTTGTTGTTGGTGTGGTGGCCTCTTTTGGGATTTCGATTTATCAGGGATTGCAATTTTCAGACGCTGCGTGGAAGGCTGGCATCTGGGCGGCCATGGGGGCGGCTGCCGTTACTTGGGAAATGATTGGGTGGCATCGGTGCGCGCATCTGTGGCGCGAGCGTCGCCGCTTGGCGTTTTTGATGAATGTGGCGGGCCTGGTTTTGGCGAGCACCGTTACGATTTTGCTTTTTGAGCTGGCCTTTCTGGCGGGTACTCTTGAGGGTATCGCCGCCAAGAACGAAATTACGATTGAGGCCCGCGCGGCGCTGATGGCAGAACGCGCAAGCTTGCAAAGCTCTATTACGAAAGGCGGGGCCGTGCGCGGGCTGGCGGCGATTGATTCCGATATAACGGGGATAAAACTACATCCCCGCTGGGCGTCAACGCATGGATGTACGCCGGAATGGATCACGGCGAAGCTTTCGCGGGAGCTTTGCGAGCGCTACGCCGAGGCGGTGGCGGAGCGTGGGCAGGCGGTGGCTACGCAGGGCGCGCAAGCACGCATACGCGAAATCACGGTGCAAATTAAGCCTTTGGGCGATGTTGGCGCGGCTGACGCGCGCGCGCTTTACATTTCCAAGCTTTTTGGCACATCCCAACAAACGGCGCGAATGATCGTCGGCCTTGGCGTGATTGCGTTTCTGTTCTTCTGTCGGGCGGTTGCGCCGTTCACCATGTGGGACGGCAGGGGCGAGCGATCAGAAGGCCATAGGACGCCCCGCAATCCCCGGACTTCGTTTCGTGGGGTTGAGATGCGCCAGCCCACGGAATACGCCACTAGCGACGATGTGGCAGCGTTGGAGCGCGTGTCAGATGGTGACGAACCCTTAGCGCTTAGTGATGATGAAATTAACGCTATGTTAGAAGCTGAGGTTCAAGAGGAAATGAGGGCGGAGATTGCCCGGAAAAGCCGTGAAAACGAAGCGCCTCAGAAAGTTGTGGCGGTTCCATCTAAACGAGAACCAGAACCAGCGCGCATTTCTGGCATTCCGGGCGGGGCCGATTATGCGAAAGACGCTGAGGGCCAAGTTAGGCGTTTTATGCGCGAGTGTTTGTCGCCGGAAAGTGACGCGTTTGAAGCGTCCGCAACGCTATGGAGCGCTTTTTTGGTATGGACGCAAGATAATGAGCTAAGCGGCGTTGATAGAACAACGTTCGGGGCACTTTTGAATGTGTTTGTTGCTGAAGCCCCTTATAAGGGGCAGAAAACCCGCAAGCGCTTTAATGGTGGGCCTAGCACTCACGTTTTTACAGGTGTTCGCCTTCGCAATCGCGCTGTACATCGCCTAGAGCGTCAGCGCTCTATTGATGTTCCAGTTTCGACCAAAGAAACGGTTGCGATAGGGTCTTAAAGCAGTAATGGCCAGCAGGGGGCTGGCCATTGATCTCTGAGTCTGTGCCGAACAAGGGGGTAACTTGTGTCGCCCCCTTGTAATAATGGCTCTGCGGAGTCTTTGCAAGGGGAAAAATGATGTCAGATGTCGCGGCCAGTCGTGAAGCGCGGGTTTATCCTCATAACATCGAAGCTGAGCAAGCGTTGCTTGGCGCGATCTTGATAAATAACGACGCCTTAGACCGTTGCGGCGCGCTTAGCGCGGAGCATTTTTACGATCCGCTGCACGCTCGCATATTTTCCGCCATATATGCCGATGTCGTAGCCGGTACGCGATCAACGCCGGTGACGCTAAAGAGTCAATTCGAGGGCGAGAGCGTTGGCAACATCACAGTTGCTCAATACCTGGGGCGTTTGGTTTCTCACGCAACAAGCATAATAAACGCTCGGGATTACGCGCAAACGATCCGTGATTTGTGGGTGCGCCGCGAGCTTTTGACCGTGATTTCTGAGGCGTCGGAAATGGCGTGCGACGTTGGCGGGATCTCGTCGGCAGAGTTGCTTGATGTCATTGAAACCCAACTGTTTGCGCTTGGCGGCAATGGCGCGAATGCGTCCCATGAAATGACAGCGCCCGAAGCGGTCGAGGCGGCGATTGCGCAGCTAGATGCAGCATATCGCCATGACGGAAAATTGGCCGGATTATCGAGCGGCTTTGCCGATCTTGATAAAGCTTTAGGCGGCTTATCACCGGAAAATCTGTACATTATAGCCGGTAGGCCATCCATGGGAAAATCTGCGCTTGCGGCGAACATTGCCTTTTCTGTCGCCAAGCGCTTGCTCGGCATCCACAAGATGCGCGCGCAGGGCGAGGCTGGCAAAATGGGTGAGGTCTCGTTCTATTCGCTGGAGATGTCGGCCGAACAATTGATGCAGCGCCAGCTTGCCGCTGAAACGGGAATTCCTGTTGATTGGCAGCGTCGCGGAGATGTTCGCGAAGAGGGGTTCCGGCAATTGGTGGAAGCCGGGCGCACGGTCGCGAAGCTTCCCTTTCATATTGACAGCACCGGCTCGCTGAGTATCGGCCAGCTAATGGCGCGCGCCAGAAGGCGCAAGCGCCTTTTTGATACGCGGCTTATTGTCGTTGATTATCTGCAATTGATGATCACCGGCCAAAAGCGGCGAGAAAACCGGGTTACGGAAGTTAGCGAAATATCCATGGCATTGAAGGCGCTGGCCAAAGAACTGAAAATCCCCGTGATTGCGCTTTCCCAACTTTCCCGGCAGGTAGAATCGCGCGAGGATAAGCGCCCGCTGCTTTCCGACTTGCGCGAGTCCGGCGCGATTGAGCAAGACGCAGACGTTGTGATGTTCGTTTTCCGCGAGGAATATTACCTTCAGCGGGCGGAACCGTCGCCGTCTGACGTTGAAAAATATCAAGCGTGGTCGGTGCGTATGGCTGAGGTTACCGGGGTAGCTGAAGTCATTTTAGCGAAGCACCGCCATGCTGGAATTGGTGCCGTAAAGATGAGCTTCGACGGCGCGCGAACTTCGTTTTGTGATCTTGCGCCGGGTAGGGTGTTCTAAAAAAGGAAAGGCGGCGTGCCATGGTGCGCACGCCGCCGCTGAGTCGTCGAAGAAGATTTGTGTTTAGTTGATTTCTTTGGCGATGGCAACCGAAAAATGGGGGTAGCTGTGGGGCCGAGGTTTTCTATTATTCCGGCTGTGGCCGTCTGTGACGCCAGCCTTACAACACTTGATCTGCGCATATTGGCGCTTTTGGGCTGTCATACCGATCAAAACGGCTGGTGTTTCCGCAATCAAGCGCGAATGGCTGAGGAGCTGGGCGTTGCTCGCCGTTCCGTTAATCGCTCCATAGGGAATCTCGAAAAGCGCGGATATCTTGAGAAGCGCGATATCAACCAGGCGGCGGTTGATGCTGGACGCAGAAAGAAGGGGATGCGCTCAATCTGTGTTTACCGCGTCTTACTTGATGCAAGGGGCGAGCCGTCACAAGCCGTTATTGACGCGCAACTTGACGACGAAATCGACGAGAATCCAGAAAAAACGGCTGAATCCTCGTTGAGACTCCAGAGTCCCAACGGTTGGGACTCCAGAGTCTCAACGGTTGAGACTCCAGAGTCTCAACTTAACGTTCCCCTTGGAACGTCCCCCTTTGAAGCTGCTACAAGCGATCCTAAATCGGATCACTTGCAGCGGCAGCAGCAGCAAAAAAATAATGAAGCCAAACAGGCAGAAAAAGAAAAGGCGGCACGGGGTAGCAAGCAAGGGCGGTTAGGTGTCGATACGCCCCAGACTCCAGCCCAAACCGCGCAGGCCAGAAAAGAAGCGTCTATCGTCAGTCGCCGCGAAGAGGCCGTTGCGCTGTACAACAAGCACGCGGGGCGCTGCGGGATGCTTAGAGCCCGCACGATCACCGTCAGGCGTGCGAAGCTGCTTGACGGTTTGTTTAAGCGCGAGCCTGCCGAATGGCGCGCCGGGCTTGAAAAGCTGGCGTCTGCGGTTTTTCCTACACGATCAGGATGGCATCCGAAAACGCTTGAAGCGGTGATCATGGAAAGTACGTTTAACGCGTTGCTTGAAGGTCAGTTTGACCCACCACAAGATGTGCAAAAGGCGGATAGCGCCGTTAAGCTGTGGCGCTTTCGCATGGAGCATTACCGCAAATACATGGCGCTGTCTGAGCATGAGCGCCACAATCCCGCCACGGGGCAATATCTCGCTTGGAACGCGTCGGAATGGGGGCCAGAACCTGGGAAAACTGGTTGCATGGTTCCGGGTGACATTCTGGCTGAATTCGAAGCTGACATTTTTTCGCTTGAGCTGACGCGGTGGCGGTTTCGCGTCAAAGCGTGGAAGGATGGCGGCAAGAAACATTGGCCGAGTGAATGGGGGGCCCAAATTGGTACAGAAAAGTGTCTTGTTCCTGGGGAGATTCTGCGCGAGTTTGGGCTTACAGGGGATGATTCCCGAGGGGAATCAGTTAATCTTGTTGCGGAATAGGGGCGACATATGACTCAAGCGCTTTGTGGGGTGGTAGTAGGTGGCGAAATACTGCCGTTAAGTCCGGATGATGGGCCGCCAGCAAGCCCGATGGAGTACATGAAAGGCTCTTGCACTCAACAAGAGCGTGATATTCTAACTAGATGGTATGAAGCTCAGCAGCTTGCATCTGGAAACCGCGTCGTTTCCTTTCATTCCGGCGTTCCTCGCGGACGTTATGCGGCGTTTGCCCTTCGGGGGGTTCCCTTTGAAACCTATATGAATTTTGAGGTTTCCGCCTATCGCTGGATAATCAAGCGATACATGCGCGGCGGGGTCGCCGATCAGGCGGAGTATTTTGCCCGCATGGAAAGCGGCGAAACTGAACATAGTTTCGTTGATTGGGGGGCGCTGGTTTCTAATAGCGATGATCCGCTGATAGCTTACGGTGCGGCTGTCGGTTCAACTCGCGCGCTTGCGTGGGTACTTCTGCGGGAATACGAAATCTATTCAGAAATTCATAAACAACGGCAAGCCGCATTGCGGGCCGGAAAAACAGCTAGCGCGGCTGATGCTCGCGCATCACGGACGCTCGCCGTTGCGGGGGCCATTGATGGCCATGTGCTTGCCAAAAACGGCAACTCGCGATAGTGGGGGACATGGTTATGAGTTTAATTACAAACGCAAAACTAATGTGGAATACTGAACGTGTTGCACGATTTGGAGATGGAACGGCGGTTGACGGTCCTAGAAGAACGTCAGGCGCATATAGCGCGCAACCTGGAAGAAGTTCCAGGGCTGGCGCGTCGTGTCCACTCCCTGGAAGCACGCCTTTTGACGCTGACGACATTGCACATGAACGTTTCCCGGTCGATGGAGTCAATGGATTCCGACATGAAGAAGCTAGTGGTTGGGGGGCTTCTGGCGATAGTTTCCATCCTTGGCCAAATAGTAATGGCAAAAATTGGAATATGAAACGTTTCGCCAGTGTGGTGTGGTGGGGTGGTATATTGGGCGTCGCCTTGCTTCTTGGTCGGCTGGCGTTTAGCCTCGTTGCTGCGCTATTCTAAGGCCAAGCTTAGCGAGCCACGCCATCACTTTATCGATGACGCGGCTCTTGCGTTGCTCTTTTGGCTCCGCGAAGGTGATTTTCAGAACTTCAAAATCATCGCGTTCCATAGTTTTTACACTCCGTTAAGCGGCTTTCGCCGTGATTGTGAGCGCGGTTTTGCGCCCCTTACTTTCAACTGTTATCAAGCCGGTTTTTTGCCAGTAGGCAAGCCAGCCTTTCTTTGGGTCGCACACGGTCGAGCGACCAACGCCCAGCGATTGGGCGATTGCCGCGCCGCTGGCGATAATTTGCCCGCCTGCTGCCTCGGCCTGTTTGCGCAGGATCTCAAGCGCTTGCTCGCGCGTGATATTCGCTTTGCGTCCGCCTTTGCCCTTCTGAAGGGGCGGGGAGGTTTGCGCCTTAGCCTTTGGCTTTTTGCTGGCTGTAAAAATAGCGCCAAGTCCGCTGGAAATCAGCCGCGCCGCTTGGTGGCCGCACGCGGCCACAAGTTGCGTTGCGATAATGACCAGCCCGGCCATGATCGCTGAGAGAGTCTGCGCAATATTGGCAGGTTCTCCGCCAATCTGCCGGGCGATAAGCTCCGCCCCGGCGTCCACCATTGCGCCGCCTTTGGCGACGTCGGCCTTGGCGACGATTAAGCGTTTTTGAGCGGCGTCACGGGCTTTCGCGTTGGCGATACGCTCAAGCAAGCTTGCAGCGCTTGCGTAAGCGGTGCGGCATCGTTCGCCGCAGCCGCCGTTTGCTTCCTCGGTGCGGGCGCGGTTTTGCGCCAGTTTGAGGGCAGCGGTTAGGGCTGCAACGTCGCCCTTTTCGCGGATATTCGACAACTCGGCGCGTGCGGCGCTGGCGTCGGCCAGGGCGCTTTTATGCGCCGTCGCCTTGTCGGCGGCGTGCACGATGTTTTCGCCCTGCTTGTTAAGGTAGGCTGTCGCTGATGCGTAGACGGTGATTGCAACACATACGGCAAACGCCGCGGTAAAAACGCGGTTCCATCCGACGAAGCCGGACGCAAACGGGATTATCCCGATAGCCGCGCCGAATACGCCAAGGGCTAGCGCCATCTCTGTTGAGATGTTTTGCCCGTATTCGACGTTGTTCATAATGTCGTTGTATACGCAGGCGGCGACAAGCCCGGCTATGATAAAGCCAGTTATGGCTTGCGCCCATGCGCTCGCTTTGCTATCCATGATTCATCCTTTCACAGGTTTTTTGGAAGATGGGGTTACACTGGCGGGCAAATTGCCCGCCATTTTTCGTTATAGCTTCACGGCCTTACTATATTTCGGCACGCGTTTATTGTGTGTCTTCTATACGCTAGCTTAAGTTCATACACTCTCATGTAATTGTCAACCAGTTCTTCGATGCTTACTTCACCGTTCCTAACCTTTGTTGTTAGTTTCTTTGTCATTATTCTTCTTGCGACGTCCGCCGGTGTATTATCTTCCTCGTATTCCATGGCTTCACCTTTGGGCTTTGCTGCGTGCACTCATTGACTCTGGGACAAGCGGCCTTGATTGCTTGGCTAGAATGCAGTCAATGAGGCGTGATTTAGTGTAATTGCCATAAACGAGCACGTTTTCGCTCTTGGCGAGTTGGTAAAGTGCATTTCGCGTCATGGCCTCAAGCTGTTCTCGTGTGTACATGTTTAAGTTCTCTGGTTTTCTCAGTTTCGAGCCTTAGCGCTCGCCCCAGGCCACAACTTGCGCTGTGGCTTGAAGGAAGCGTTACGCCGCCTTTTCCGCAAGCTTGCGCTCGCGAAGTCTGAATTCACGTTCTTGGCGCGCTCCGGCGATTGCTCGCCGGTGAGCCTCAAAAAGCTCGGCGCGTGTAAAGCGCCGATCCCACCGGCCAGGATATGCGCTGCCACGCTGAAGCGCGAGGCGGGCTTTCGCTGCATCTTGTAGATAAACGACTTCGTGCGATACGCGAGGCTTGCGCAGAAGTCTAAGTTCCTCGCGCAGCGCCTCACTTAACGCCATATGCCGGTTGACGTCATACGTCCATGCGTGGGGGCCTTTCGCAAGGCTGGCCATATGGCGCACGGCCTGACGAAGTAGAACTATGTTTGCCGCAATGCGGCGGGGCCGCCTGTCGGCTGTTTGTTTTGGCCATAGGCCGACTAGGCGCGCAAGTTGTTTCTCGCGTGTGTAAATTGTCATGATAGATTCTCCGACGACTTGTTTTTTTATCGACTGTGTTTCAATGCAATTATTCCCGCCAGAATAGATATTACAGCAGGAATAACAATGTTGTCTGTTTCCAGAAAAGCGACTGTGCTTACTGTGCACAGCACGACTACGCCAAGCACTTTTTCAGGAAACAATCCGGCGTACTCTAACATTGTTACGCGCGCGCTCTTGGCTTGAGCGCGTTCTACTGCGCGTCTTAAGGCTGCGTGAGCCGCTGGGCGCAATTCATATTCTCTGCCGTCCCGGTCTTCAATTCCGGTCTCGGTGAGTCTCAACCGCCGCCCTGAACTGGCATCAACGATGCTGCCATCTTTTAACACCTTAACATCAAGGCGTTGTGGTTCCGCGCCGCCTTCAACTTCATGGTCTTGTGGTGGGGCAAGTGCAAAGTTTTGCATTTTTGTCCCCCCTTATTCGGCGGCTTCTTCGCGCATCAAGCGCGCGAAAAGATCGTTGAAGTCACTACTTGCTTGTTGGTAAGCAACGCCCGCAAGCCTTTTGGCTTCTGGGTCTTTTTCGGTTTTATATTCCTTGCTGGCCGCCGCAACCAATCGCGCGGCTTCCTCGACTTGTTGATTGCGGCTTGCGTCTTTAAAGTACTGCATGTGTCGTTACCCCTTGTTTCGGGTCCAATCGCCCGTCAAGGCCGCCCCGAAGGGCGGCTAAAAGAGGCGGTTAGTCAGTCCATCCAGCGGTTTTTGTCACATCGTTGCCGATGCTTGCGGGTTGTTCAGCCTCGTTTAATGCGTCGTGTAAAGCACTCATTAGCACGCAAGCGGCAGGGCCATCGACGCAATCAAGCTCGACGCTGGCCTCTGTCCCGTTACAGAGTTTCACGCCATAAGCTTTGCTACCGTCTGACAACGTGTCTGTTATTAGGTGTAGTGTAATCATATTCGTTTCCTTCCAGGTTTTCGGGTAATCGCCCGTCAAGGCCGCGCCCAAGGGCGCGGCTAAAAGAGGCGGTTTAGAGAAGTCCAACAAAATGATTGCCGTCTTTTTCGCGGGCTTCTATCACGTAGCCATCCCCGCTGTTGTACGCCGTTACGGCGTAGTAGTCGGGGTCGTCTTTTTCGGGTTTGATCAGGCTTAGCGCTTGTGTTGCTTCTTCTTCAGTGTCGAAAATCATGTGCCGGACAAGTGCAACACCATTCCAGTATGAGCCGTTACGCTTCATTGTTCTGCCCTTTCCGTTTTCGGGCTAACTGCCCGGCAAGGCTGCCCTCACAAAGGGCAGCTAAGCGAGGCGGTTTAATTTAGCGGATTGTTTGCTATCCAATTTAAAACAGTCGTTTGAACTAGCTCTGACGTTATAACGCCGGTGTTTTCGATGGTGGTTGACGCCCAACATTTCCCATCAAAAAAACTGATTTCGAGGTGTCTGTTATCGTTGATTTTTTCGACAACATAAGGAATACGAATTCCTGGTAGAATTTCAAAAGATGCTTTCATGGTTGTATCTCCGCGTGCGTCGGGTTTCGGGTCCAATCGCCCGTCAAGGCCGCCCCGTGAGGGGCGGCTAAGAGAGGCGGTTAAAGGGTTGCAAACCCCAAATATGCGACGGCGTAAATTCCCCACCTTGCGGCGGCGGCTGCAATGGCGATGCAAAAGGTGATTTCAAGTGCGTTGTGCATGTGTTTCATTGTTCTGCCCTTCCCTTTCAGATTTTAACTGCCCGTCAAGGCCGCCCCGAAGGGCGGCTAAAAAAGGCGGTTAGGCTGGAATGCCGTACAGTTGTTTGCGAATTGCTGGTGGCATGTAAGATAGCGCCGTTTCGAGGGTGTAATTTCCGCGATATGGGCGCTTTTTGCTCCACCCGCTGTTGTGTGCCGGAACAATCCACTGTTCCCCGTTATCATCTCTCACAACCCAATGTGCGGGCAATGCCGGTGTGCTGAATACTTCCATTGTTTGGCCTTTCTGTTTTCGGGTTAACTGCCCGTCAAGGCCGCCCTATCACGGGGCGGCTGAGAGAGGCGGTTATTTATTTGGCGTACCTGCTGCTTGTATACCAAGCGCTCCATTCGCGAGCGCCTTCAAGCATGAAGTCATGAATGACTTCAGCGCCACGCCACGCTCTCACTTGCAAAATGCGGTCGGTAACCTGCTGAATAGCGCCCGCGTCTTGTCGATCAGCTTTCATTGCTTTTTCCAGCTTTTCGAGGTGCACTTCAGCGAGTGCTAGTTGAGTTACTGGGGGTAGGTCTGAGGTGTTCAGTTGCATTGTCTTTCCCTTCTGTTTCAGTCGTCTTACTTGGTGAGCGCTCCCATAGCCTGTTGGCCGGTGGTAGCGTTCTTTTCACTTCAGGTTCCGCATTCGGGTTGCCAGGATTGCGGATCGTGTCCGCTGAGCTGTGTTCCGCGTTCGTTATCTGTTTCCAGCATCTGAGAGGTGGTTGCGAGTGCTTCGCCAAGTTGCGGATAAGAGCGCTCGCCAAGTAAGACTTGGTTATTTTTTGGCCGGGGCCTGTTGGCCTTCCCGGTTCCCTGGGCTTCCCGGTTCGATTTGTGGGCTCCTGCCCCGCGCCTCTCTCCGCCCTGTCTATGATTTTAATATAAACCGCGATTTCCGCGCCGTCAATAAAAAAGTGCGGAAATCGCTACTTTTTTTTGTTGCGTTAGCGATTTTCGCGTGAGATAAACAGATTGTTGCGGCATAACAACAGACGAAAGGGGCTACTATGACTAGCGAGCTGCCAATATGGAGCGGAACACTTAGAGAGTGGCGCGATGCGTTGGGCATATCCCAAGGGGCGGCGGCGGAGCTGTTGGACTGCGGCAAGCGGCGAATACAGGGCATCGAGGGCGGGGAGTCCGGCTACAGGCTGACGCGCCCCGACTTGGTGTACATGGCCGTTTTCATACGAAGCGAAGCTAAAAGGAAAGGGGAAGAATTCTTGAAATCTCAACCAATCGTGGCCGGATAGCTTCCGGCGTTATGGGGTGCTCATACAGTATAAAAACGGCTGGGCGATGCCTACGGGCCGTCCTTCGGGGTAGCGTGCTACTGCGCCCCCAGCACTCCACCAACCTTTAGCGGGACTTAGTAACATGAGTGAAGATTCAAAATCGCGTGCATTGCTGCACGCCCAAGCAAGGCGCATTGCTGAAAGGAACAATGCGCGAGCCCGTGTAAACCGCACACTTGATAAAATTGAAGCAGAGAGAACGAGGAAGGAAACCGGACAAAATGAGCAATAAAGAAAGTGAAGGACGGGCGTTTTTAAGAAACGTTAGCAGGCGTGCGCCAGAAATAGAAGCAAACATTCGAAAGGCGATAAACACAGGCGACAATGACCAGAAGGCGAGTCTTAGGGAAGACGCTGTAAGTCTTGGCCGGGCTGTGTCAGGTGCTTTGAAGAACGTCTATCCGGACGAATAAACATTGATTGATTCGGGAAAAATAGGGGGTTTTGAATGTTGCGTGATCAAATGGGCGTTGGCTGGGGTACTTCCCCGCGTAAGTGGTGGAGATACGAAGAAGTAAGGCGCAATGTCGAGTTTTACGTTGATGTGGCGCTTCAGTCGGTACTTGACCAAAGCACGGGTAAAAGCGGCCAGCCCGCCAGCCCCGTGCACTTGATGACGATGTGTCTTACAGATCATTTGATTAAATACGCACACGACATTTCCCCGCCCCCTTCAAGATGTGGGCAAGGCTACATGAGCTATGCATATAGGCTGCATCGGCTCATGTGCCTTGTTGACGCGTTTATGTCATGCATGCCCGCAAATATCTACGGGGCAAGGCTAATGCTTATTGAAAGTATTGTTGCCTTTCTTCATGAGGTGTACGTTGTCGGCGAAAGCAGAACAGTTTAGTTGGGGGTGGCGCGATGGCTGATTTTGTGGATTTGGCAGAATATAGGGCTAAGCAGGAGATTGGCGGCGGTGTGTCGTCACGTGATCGCGGTCCAGCGGACAATAGACATGTTAACTGCCGTTGCGCTCTAACTCCTGCGTCAAGGCCGATTGATGCGCGTTTCGCAACGCTTGTTGCGGCTGAGATCGCCAACGAAACCGTTTCCGGGTTTACTAATTGTTTGGAGATGAGGGGCGAGCCAGAACAAGCAACTGACATGGCGCGGGCTGTTGTATCCAGGCTAAAGCGCCGCATTTTTGACGCCATGAGCGATGCGCACGAAGTCGGGTATTGGGCCGGGTATCGAGCGGCGGAAAACAAAGACGACGAAGGGCCTAAAGTCTCTTGACGTGGGGCTTTTTTTCTTTGAATGTATTCAGACTCATATTTAGGTTCCTTTAAAGCGGGTTTGGCGTAAGAGCTAACCCCGCTTTTTTTTGCGTCGGTGGGCCATGAAACCAGAACCGCCAGAATGTCTAAGTGATGGCGAGGCCATGGAGTGGCGCGCCATTGTCGAGCGCATGCCCGCAGACTTTTTCCCGCGCGAGTGTCACGCGGTGCTTGTTCAGTACTGCCGTCACGTCGAGGAAGCGGAACGGCTGCAAGTGCTTATCCGCGCGATGCAACAAGAGCCTGATTTTGATTTGCCGAACTATCAAAAAGTGCTGGGTATGCGAGCGAAGGAAAGCGTAACCATTGCCCAGCTTGCGAAAACCTTGAAAATAGATGACTCGCGCAATGTCTGGTAAAAGCGAACAGGCAAGCTTTAACGTCACCCTTGAGGGCGAGCACGTCTTTCGCCGCAAGACGCAGCGGCGCTTGTTTCGGGAAAGCGGCATCGATAGCGCCGCCGCCATGATTGGCGACGTTGCCGACGGTGACGAAATTTGCGGGATCACGAACGGCCAGTTTTCGCTTGTTGATGTGATTGAGCATGTGTTGACGCAAACCGGGCCTTCTGACGTTGCCGTGTCAACGTGGACAATGGGAATTTATGACGCTGAAAAGGCGTATAAATTCGTTGAGAATCAGCGGATAAAAAGCATTAGGTTCATTCTTGATCCATCGATGTTTACGCGGCGGGCCGAATTGGCCTCGGTGCTCGTGAAGGGGTTCGGCGCTGACGCCTTCCGGGCGGTCAACTCTCACGCAAAATTCACGACGATACGCGGCGCGGCGCTCGCCGTAACGATCAGAACGTCAATGAACCTCAACGAAAACCGGCGCATTGAAAGCTTCGATTTGTCGGCCAGCGATGAAATGACAACCTTTTTCGAAGGTTTGGTAAACCGCATATGGGAAAAGGTAAACCGCGACAACCGTTCGCAATCTGAGGCGGTGTTCGCTGGGCTGCTTGGCGCGACAAGCGTTAAAAGGCCGTTTCGTCGCAATCCGTGGTTAGCAAATGGTGGCGGCGATGGTTAAACCGGCAAAGGCTGACTGGCAAGCGGTGCGCGCCGCGTATGAAGCGGGCGAGCGCATCGAGGACATTGCGGCACATCACAAGATAGGCGCGGCAACTATTCGCCGCCACGCCAAGAGCGGGGCCTGGTTGCGGCCTGGTCGAGGTCAAAAGCCAGCTTTCAGCAAGCCCGCACCGGCAACGCGGCTTGCTGAGCCGTTGAGCGGCGCCGCTATCGAGGGCGGCGTTGAGGTGGCTATTCAAGACGATGAAAGCGACGGCGAGGAAACGGAACGCGCCGTGCCGGACGCTGGCGACAGCATCCCGCACGGCGTCAACCTTGAGCTTGATCTTGATGACGGGGACATTGAGGGGAGCGAGTTTCCGCCACAAGTCCCGATTGAGTGGAAACGCGAGCGCGGGGGCAGGCGTGCCGGTGCCGGTCGCCGCCCGTCATTGGTTCTGAATGATGTTACTCTTGGACGCATCAAGCGGCTTGCCGCTATGGGCTGCACGCAGGAAGAAGCTGCGGGCTATTTGTTGGTGTCCATTCGCACCCTTGAGAAGTTTTTCGCTGAAAACCTCGTTGCGCGCGAAGCCTGGGAAGACGGCCAGCAAATGGGCAAAATATCCCTGCGCCGCATCCAGTGGCGGCACGCTGTCGAACACCCACAAACGGCTATATTCCTAGGAAAAAATATGCTGGGGCAATCGGACACGTTTAAAAATGACAATAGCGACCTTGCAGACGCCATCCGTGAAACTGCCGGAGCGCTTGACGGCAAAGTCTTTGAACTCCTTAAGCGCGTCACAAATTCAAAGTTTTCTACAAAGCCTGACGATTGAGGAAAAGGCGGCGCTTGTTTACCATTGGCCGTTCTGGGCGCGTGACAATCAGTTAGAGCCACCTGGAAACTGGATGCACTGGCTCGCCCGCGCCGGGCGCGGATTTGGCAAAACGCGCCTGGGTAGTGAATGGGTGCGCACCATGAAAGATCGCGTCGGGCGTATCGCCATCATAGGCGAGACCGCCGCCGACGTGCGCGACTATCTCATTGATGGTGAATCCGGCATCATGGCTTGCTCGCCGCCATGGGATAGGCCGGAACACACGCCATCAATGCGGCGTTTGACATGGAAAAACGGCGCTTATGCAACGCTATATTCGGGCGACAAGCCGGACCAATTGCGCGGCGGTAACTTCGGCGCGGCCTGGGTTGATGAGCTGGCGAAGTATCGCTATGCACCGGAAGTATGGAAGCAGCTTAAGTTTGCGCTGCGCACGGCCGGAACAGATGTTCGCGTGTGCATCACGACAACGCCGCGCGCAATCCCGATCTTGCGAGAAATCGAGGCGCACCCGCGAACCGTGGTAACGCGCGGCTCAACGTTTGAGAACGAAGCTAACCTTTCCGAAGACTTCCTTTCAGATATGATGGATACCTTCGCGCAAACGTCGCTTGGTCGTCAGGAGCTTTACGCCGACTACTTGGACGCGTCGGACGGCGCGCTATGGACGCGCGAAACAATCGAAAACACCCGCGTTGATAAAGAGCCGGAAATGCGCGAAATCAACATAGGCGTTGACCCGGCAACGGCCATGAAGCGCAACATGACGGGCATTGTTGCTGCGGGTAAGGGAATGGATGGTCACGGCTATGTGTTGGCTGATGCAACCGGGCGCTATAGTCCGCAGGATTGGGGGCAAAAGACATGCGCCCTTTATCATAGCCTAGGCGCTTCGCTTGTTGTTGCTGAGGGCAACCAGGGCGGCGAAATGGTTCGCGAAGTTATCCGCCAGTGTGATGAAAATGTGCCGGTTGTGATTGTTCATGCTCGCCAATCCAAACAAGCGCGGGCTGAGCCCATTGCGAACTTGTGGGAAGCTGGCAGAATGCACATGGTCGGGGCGTTCGCCATGCTTGAGGATCAAATGGTAACATGGGAACCTGAGTCAGGCATGGAATCACCCGACAGAATCGACGCCATGGTGTGGGCGTTGCGTCGATTGTTTGTCCGGGGTAAGCGCCGCGCTCCTGCTGGCGCTCCTGAAGCGGTGAGCATGTAATTAAGGATTTTTTGCGATGTCTGACGCGATAACCCACACGGAATCTACAACTGAAAAAGCTGACAACAGCAATGAAATGAATGGGCCACAGCCGACAAAGACGGCTCGCCCTACACAAATGGCTGGCGTTCCTGGTTTTATGTTGGCTGGCGGCATTGTTCAAAGCCGCGAGCGCGACAGCACGTTGCGCGGCCTGCGACGTTTCGAGACGTTTAACAACAACCTTCTCAACGTCGCCATTGTCGGGGCGGCGGTGCGTTACTTCTTGGATTTGGCGGGAAATGGTGCTGAATGGGCCGTTGCACCAGCCGATGAAGGCGACGCGGCGGCGGTCGATGCTGCCGAGTTCGTGCAAAACGTGTTCGACGATCTGGAAGAAACGCCGTTTTCAACCGTCATGAAGCGGGCGGCCACGTTCCGGTTTCACGGGTTTTCAATCGCTGAATGGGCCGTGTGTTCGCGTGAGGACGGGAGAATCGGATTCTCAGAGATTGAGAATCGCCCGCAGCATACAATTGAAGAATGGCACCTTGACAGCCGCAGTACTGTTGTGGGGGCATGGCAACGAGACCCCGCCAACGGCAAAATGCTTTACTTGCCGCGCAATAAAATCCTGTATCTAGTGGATGATACGCTAGAAGCTTCCCCGGAAGGCGTCGGGCTTTACCGGCATATTGCGCGCGGTGCCGATGGCATACGGCGCTTTGAAGACCTCGAACATTACGGCTTTGAAACCGATCTGCGCGGCGTGCCGGTCGGGCGCGCGCCACTCGGCGAGCTTGCCAGAATGGTAGAGGATGGGGTGATAACAGCCGCTGAGGCGGCGGCGGCGCGTGAGGTTCTGCGCGGATTTATAGAAAACCACGTTCGCGGGCCTAAGACTGGGCTTATGCTGGATAGCGCCACGTACACCACGGAAGACGATAAGCAAACGCCTTCGGCGGTGCGTCAATGGGATGTTGAGCTTCTCAAAGCCGGTGGCGTGTCTCATGAGAGCATTGGCAAGGCCATTCGCCGCAAAACGTTTGAGATTGCGCGCCTTCTCGGCGCTGAGTTTCTGTTGCTCGGCGAGGATGGCTCGGGCTCGCTCGCCCTTGCCGACGAGGCGAAGGAACGCATCTATCACATGGTGAATTCTACGCGCAAAGAGATGGGGCATGCGCAAACATCACAATTGATTGCCAGAATTTGCGATTTGAACAACATTCCCCGCGCTATTAGGCCGGTTGCCGCGCCTGCCAAGGTTGAAAAGCGCAAGGTAGGCGATGTCGTTGACAGCTTGGCGAAGATGGCACAAGCGGGCGCGCCAATCATGCCGGACGATCCGGCGGTTAACGAAGTGCGAGACATGCTCGGGCTTTCGCGCGTCGAGGCAACGGCAATGGAGCTTGACGCCCTGCTACAGTCTGGCAACGGCAACAATGGCGATGATATAGGGGACGTAAAGCAAGGCAACGGTGGGGGCGCTAATGGCAACGACTCTTTCGCCGAGGCACTCGGGAAGCTCAAGGGCTCCCTAGCCGAACTTGAACAATGTGTTGCCGCTTAAAGATTGGGGGATGATATGGGTGGCTTTATGTTTTCGTTAAAGCAAAATGTGAGCCTTACTATCGGGCGAGGTGTTGGGGAGGTTTGGGGGGCGCGCCGAGTACGTGAACGACGAAAGGCGCTACCTCGTGCGCTATGCTGATGCTGACGGGAACTATGTTGAGGCGTGGATTCCTGAAAGCTTGCTTCAAGGGATTTAACTTGCATCGGCCAATGAATCTTAGTAGATAAATGGCCAGCTTTTACCGGGCCGCTTTGTAATCCCTTCCAACGGCGCGCTTTATGCTATGGAAAAGCTGAGATACGGACGCATATCCTCGTATGATGCAATGAAATGAAAATGGCCGCCAAGGCACAGGCGGCCATTTTTTTGTTATTTGCGCCACACCAGAACAACACGAAAACAAAAATGTTAGATAATGCAAAAAAGTGCTTGCGTTGTTTATAACGTCTGATGCAGCATTGCGTTATCAAGTCGTGACGCGTTCAGCGTAACAGTTCGCCCGCCCACCCTAAAAGGCCGATGGATAGGGGCGCATCCCACACAATCATTATGCGAAAATCCCGCTTATGCGGGCGTTGGTGTATGGGGTAGCCCATGGGCTCCGTTACTATTGGCACGGTCGATTATGATATTTACGGCACGGATACCGGCGCTGATGCTTATTTGGCCGCGCGCATAGGCGCTGCCGCCAATTGGGCCGCCGAAACAGCGACGACAAAAGCACAAGCGCTTGTGTCAGCTACGCGGGCAATTCGTCAATGGCTGGTCAAGTTCGACGTTGAGCTTGACCCGGCAGAAAGCGTTGATGAAGAGATTCAGCAGGCAAACTATGAACTGGCCTATGAGTTGACGCAAGATAACGACTTGCTGAGCGTGGCCAATACTTCAACGACGGAAAAGCGCCTGAAAGCCGGTTCTGCGGAGGTCGAATATTTCCGTGGTACGCGTGGCGGCAAATTCCCCGTAACAGTACAGGTTCTCCTAAACAACTGGCTTGATGCTGGCGGCTATGTGCTTGCGCTGGCGCAAGCGGCCTATGGCACGGACGAAGAAAGCTCTTTAGGCTCAACGGATTACACGACGCAATACACTTAGGGTGTAAGCATGACCGCATTTACCGACTGGATGGAAAGCGCAATATTGGCGTTGCTATTTAACGCAACTGCGATTGCGAACATTGCCGATAATGCGGCGTCGTCGCCTATTACAAACTGGTATGTGGCGCTGCATACGGCTAGCGCCGGTGAGGCTGGCTCCGATCAATCGACGAATGAGGCAAGCTATGGCTCTTATGCGCGTGTTGCTGTTGCTCGCACGTCTGGGGGATTCACCATCGCAAGCGGTGTTCTCACGTTCGTTTCAAACGTTGTTTTTCCTACCCCAACTTCAGGCGCTGGCGCGTCTTTAACGCATGCTTCAATCGGCATAGCCGCAAGCGGGGCAACAAATTTCGCATTTCACGGCGCGCTAAGCGCGCCAATTACTGTTGCCGTTGGTGTGCCCCCTGAGATTCAGGCGGCATCACAAATCGCATTGGATTAACCGCCATGGCGCGCCCAGACATTTTTAAGGCGAAGGTTGCGAAGAAGCTTAATAAAGCGCTTGGGCCAAAGGTCTTGGCCGCCACGCTTACGCGCAAGACGGCTGGCACGCGTGGCGCGGGCGCGCTAACCGCAGGGCAAACGGTTGGCGCGTCGGAAGGAACATATTCTTGCAAGGGATTTACTGACGATTTCGACGCTTCGAAAATCCAAAACGGCAAGGGCGGCGGTCCAGCGGTTTACGGCTCGCTTATTGAGGCCAATAAGCGCATGATAACAATTCTTGGCGGCTCATTGCCGGATGATATCGACCCAAAAACGGGCGATGTGATCACGATTGAGGGGAAAGACTGGTACATTTTAGATGTGTTTCGCGACCCTGCGGGCGCGACGTTTGAATGTGTGGGGCGGCTATGACGATATTCGCCCCAGCACGAAACTTTTTATCTAAGCGCCGCGATGTTGACACAGAAGCTCTGCATCAATGGCGCAAGATTGATGAAGCTGAGAAGCGTTTGTTGCGTGGAGTTGCCGCCGCTATTAAGGCGAGCCGTGATCGCGTGACAATGGACAATCTTGCGTATTTGATTGCTCCACATGCGCATCTCAAGGCGCCGCCCAGCGGCGGCTATGAATTCCACACCATTGCACAGGCGCTTGATGCAATGGTTAACGCGCTTAGCGATGGCATTCTATCGGCGTTGACGCGCGAAACCGCACTGGCGGCGGAGCGAGAAACAGAAAGATTCAACGCACTTTTGCGCAGTGTTCGGGCCACTGAAAAGGGCAGAGCGCAACCCCGCACCAACTACTTGGTAACAGCCGGACTGGTTACCAAGGATATTCTTTTGGATTACAAGGTCGTAAACGATAGAGCGTTGTCGCAGATAACGCTTGAAAGCCTGAATTTGATTGAGCAATTTACGCTCAATCAACGAAAAATTGTGTTTCAGGCTTTGCGCGATGGCGTTAGCCGTGGTCTCAATCCGCTAGATGTTGCCCGGCAGATAAAAAGCTCTGTGTCTCTCACAGAATTTCAGATGAACGCGGTTAACCGCTATCGCTATGCGCTTGAGAATGCACATAGCGACGTGCGCAGCGCTGCCAATGCGCTTAACCGTGGTTTGCGTGACGCAAGGTCGGATAGGTCGGTAAAGGCCGCGAGGCAATCCGGCAAGGCGTTGTCAAACGGACAAATCAACAGCATGGTTGACCGCTACCGGGCCAACTACGTGCATTACCGCGCAAAGACAATTGCCCGCACGGAAGCGCTGCGTTCAACGCATCAGGGAGAAGCGGCTGTATGGGAAACCGCAATTAGGCGCGGTGATATCCAGGCAGAACAGGTTGTTCAACGCTGGGTGACGGCGCGCGATGAAAAAGTTAGACATTCTCACGCTTCGATGATGGGGCAAACTCGGGCGTGGGGGAAACCGTTCACAACCGGGCGCGCGGTGTCGTTGCGCTATCCTGGGGACCGCAAGGCACCTCCAGAAGAAACGGTAAACTGTCGTTGCGTGCTTATTCGCACGCTCAAACCGGCGAAAGTGCGCCGCGAGCCTGCGCGCAAGCCGGTTGACGTTCGCCCGATACCACAAGCTAGCCTTGGCGGTCGAGGGAATACCGTTACGCCGCCCGCTGAGATTGGCGCTCCAGCCGGTGCGCCGCTTACCTTTGATCTTTCCCGCGTTGGTAGCGGCTACGCGATAGACGCTGAGGCGGCTATTGTTGAGGTTGATGTTAAAGCGCTTGACGCGGCTTGGCGGCGCGGGCCGCCTGACTATTACCTGCCGCCTGGAACGGTCGGCAAGGTGCCTAACATCCAGGCTGCCGCTGAGGGTGGCTTTCCGGTGCCGGTGCCGGAAGTTGCGCTTGATGCTGATGGGGCGATTGCGTTTACGGACGGTCGCCACCGCGTCGTTTATGTGCGCGATATATCCGGCCAGCGCTATATCCCTGTGGCTGTACCAGCAGAACAGCGCGAGGAATTCTTGCGGCTTTTCGCGCCAAACGTGGGCGAGCGGTCGAGCGCGGCCAGGGCGCAACTTGCCGAATCCATGGGGGCGCGTTCTCGCACGCGCGGTAAGATCCCCGTTGTTGATGCTGGCCAGATCGCCGAGGCGCAACGCGCCGCGCTGGTCGAGGAACCTCTAACCGCTGATGAGATTGCACAGCAAGCCAGGGGCGCTGTGCAAGAGGTACAAGCGCCTGAGAGAACGTCGTCTCTTACGCCCCGATCAATGGGGGCTAGGTCGAGTCGCCGCGCTGCGCGAACTGAAGGTGCGAATATTGGCGGTGATCTGACAAGCGAACAATCTCTTGTTGTCGGCGATTTGTCCGCTGATTACGCCTCACAGTTCGGCTATCTGCCGTTTAATGATTGGGACGTGCCGAAGGCCAAATATAAGGCCGTCGTCGCCGCCCTTCGGCGCGCGATGAAAGAGGGTGTCGCGCTTACGAACGCTGAGCGCGTAACGCTTATCAGCATCAAAAAAAGTGAACCATCGCCGCGCGTGTTTATTCGCTTCGGCAAAGAGAACGAAAGGAATTCCGATGTCTAAAGCTCGCCTTCTGGTCGGCGCATCAACCATGCTTGATGGTTTGCCGGTCGCAGTTGCTAATAGCTCCGTGCTGACAAAATACGCGCTTCCGTTGCAAAAGGCGGTGCTTGGTCTCTCTGGTCTGGTGGTTGACATTGCGGCGGCTGACGATTTTGGCGGCCTGCAAATCGCCACTTTCCCCGATACCAACATGCTTATTGCGGGCTTCATGATTGATGCTGTCGCAACCCTATCTGGAACGCTGGTTGCGACAAATCTTACCGTTGGCCTGGGTTCGGCAACCGCTGCCGCAACACCATTGGCGACAACGGCCATTGATTACATGGAAGCGGTTGCAGCTACCGGGGCCGCCCAGACTGCGACTATTAAGGGGCATTCCTTCGATAACACAACGCCTGCTTTGGTGTTCAAGGATGCCGCCAGCACGAACAAGCTATTTGTCAACGCTGCTATCACCACGACGCCAGCCGCAACGCTGACCTTCACCAGCGGCGGGGTAACGATGTTCTATTACGATCTCGGCGAAGTGTCTTAAGGCGCGCCTATCGGCAGGGGCGTTCCCCTGCCGCACCACAAGTTGTTAGGCCATAAGGGGCAATGATGACTGAGAAAATAGAAACGTGGGAATCGCGCGCCGAGGTAATCAAGGTTGATGCAAGCCTTGGGATTGTCTTCGGCTGGGCGATGGTCTCGAAAGTCGATGGCGAAGACTACTTCGACACGCAAGGGGACCACATTCCGGAAGATGCCATGCTGAAGGCGTCCGCCGACTTCATGGAACATAGTCGGACGTTGGGCGATATGCACGAAAGCGACGAGGGCGGCTCTATCGTGTTCGCCTTCCCGATGACTGCCGATGTTGCCAAGGCGTTTGGCATCACCACGAAAACAACCGGCCTTATGATTGGGGTAAAGCCCTTGCGCAAGTCCACGCTGGAGAAGTTCAGCGATGGCACTTACACGGGCTTTTCCATCGGCGGTCGGCGTGAAATCGATGAGGCCGCATAATGGCAAAGAATGAAAAGCGCATCATGCGGCAATTCTCGATCAATGAGATTTCCGCCGTTACCAAACCCGCCCAGAAGGGCGCGCGTATGCTGATTATGAAGCGTGACGATGGCGCGCCGGACATATTGGACGGCATCGAAAAGGGCGGCGATATGCTCTTGACAACGGATGTTGCCGGGCATGCGCACCTTATAAGCCTGGATGACTACAGCCGGGTGAAGGGCGGGGGCGAAACGCAATCCGCGCCAGTAGAGCGGGAAGGGCCTAACGGGCCGTTTTGGCCGCACCATTCGCACCCTTACGTTGTCGATGGTGACGGCAACGTCACCATTGGCGCGGCCGCTGGTCATACTCATGAACTGGCGGCGATGGGCGAGACAGTTGAAGAGCTTGGGCTTGAGGTCGCAAAGCTATCTAGCCAGGAGCGCCGCAACCTTGCGCGGCGTGGCGTCGCCCTTCCGGATGGCTCTTATCCGATCCGCAACACTGACGATCTAGACGACGCGATTAAAGCATTTGGGCAAGCGCCAAAGAACAAACGCGCAAGCGCCCTGCATATTCGGGCGCGCGCTTGCGCGCTTGGAGCATTGGACGCGCTGCCGTCCGACGGCGTGCTTGCCGATATTCTCGGCGGCGCAAAGAAGTCTGAAACCGCCAACCAGGAGCATGAAGACATGGCGAACGCTGAACTTGAAAAGAAACTGGCGGAGATGACCGCCATTGCAGAGATGACAGACACGCAAAAGGCGCATCTTGCCAAGCTTTCCGGCGATGCCCGCGAGGTTTTTATTAAAGCTGACGCCTCGGGGCGCAATGCAATCATCGAGAAATCGCGCGGTGATGATCCCGTGGTCTATACGACAAGCGACGGTCTGGAGCTGCGCAAGTCCGATGGCACAGCCGCCATTGCTCTTGCAAAGCGTCTTGATGACATCGCCAAAGAAAACGCCACGCTTAAAACCGTGCTCGAAACAACGAAGGCCACATCTGATGCCGAGGAAGTCGAGCGCGTTGTTGCCAAGCTCGCCCATATCGGCAAGCCGGTTGAAGAAAAGCGCGTCATGGTACAAGCCATCATGAAGCTTGACGGCGAGGCCAGGAAAACCGCGCTTGACGCGCTGATGGTCGGAGCGGAGCAATTCGCCGCCGTGCGCAAATTCGCCGGTGTGCCAGCCGTTGGAAGTTCGGCGATGACCGCGCATGAAGAGCTGAACAAGCTTGTCAACTCGCGGCTGGAGAAAGCAGAAACCGGCGTTACCTACGAAAAGGCAATGGCTGATGTTCTGATGACTCCGCTCGGTGCCAAGCTTTACGAAGAGGCTAACCCGTCACAGCACCATCACTAAAGCCTTCCGGTGTCACGCTTGGCGCGCATCTCAAGCGCGCCAAGCGCGCCAAGCGCAAATGTTAAACGGTGAACCATAGGGAATTCATCACATGAGACAGTCAAACTTAGTATGTGAAAGCTTTGTTGCGGGTGCCGATCTGTCGGCGCTGCAATTCACGTGTGTGAAAATGACGGGCGTTAACACCGTAGTTTCTGCCGCTGCGGCAACCGCGCCTATTCTTGGGGTGCTCCAGAACAACCCGGAAAGCGGCCAGACGGCAACCGTTGCTTATGGCGGTATCGTCAAAGTGTTGGCCGGTGGAGCCATCACGCAAAACGATAAAGTCACGGCCACCACGGGCGGTGCGGTGATCGCCACGACAACCGACACAAACTACATACTTGGTGTTGCACTTGATACTGCGGCATCAGGCGACTATGCGCGCGTAATGATTACTCACGGCATGGTTGCAGGCTAACCGCGTTCGACGGCCTAAAACGTTCATCCCGGCGTTTCGACACCGGAAGCTAGAGGAAAAGTAAACATGAATGCTATCGTTTCTAAAAGCGCGTTCGGGATGGGGTTCCCCGTCAATGACGCGTTCCAGCTTGTGAAGCTCGCGGACGGCCAGACGGTCGCCGTTCTCAAAGCGCAGCCGACATCATCGGATGTGCACGTTAACTCCCTGTTGACAAACATCAGCGTTGCTTGTGTTCAGGATGCAAGCCGGTTTGTTGCTGGCCGGGTGTTTCCCGGAATTCCGGTAACGAAACAATCTGATGTGTATGCATCATACGGGCGCGACTTCTTTACGCGCTCTGAAATGCAAGTTCGTGCGCCAAGCACGGAATCGGCGGGCATCGGCTATGCGGTCGATATGACCAACACATACTATTGCCCGGTTTACGCTATCCACCATGATATCGACGATCAGACGCGAGCAAATGCCGATACGGTAATTTCCCCAGATCGTGACGCAACCCTGCTGTTGACGCATCAAGACTTGCTTAAGCGCGAAATTCTGTTCGTTTCAACCTACTTCACAACGGGCGTGTGGACCAATGACCGCACGGGCGTTGCCGCCGCGCCTGGCGCAAATCAGTTTCTGCAATGGAACAACGCGGCCTCAACGCCGATTGAGGACATTCGCGAGTACAAGCGCACCATTGCTGAGCTTACCGGCATTGAGCCTAATAAGCTGGTGCTTGGCCGTGCGACATACGATTATCTGGTTGACCATCCGGACATTGTAGACCGCGTAAAGGGTGGCTCTACGACGGGCAATCCGGCAATTACTAACTTGCGCATTCTTGCCCAGCTTTTCGAGGTCGAGGAAGTGCTTGTTGCAAACGCCATCCAGAATACGGCGGCGGAAGGCCAGACGGCGGCCTACAGCTTCATTGCTGGCAAGGGGGCGCTGCTGTGCTACTCAACGCCAACCCCAAGCACCCTAACGCCGACTGCTGGTTATACGTTTAATTGGTCCGGGTACACAGGGGCGAGCCGTCAAGGTTCACGCATGCTTAAATATCGCATGGACGGCATTCACTCCGACCGTATCGAAATGGAGTCTGCGTTTGTTCATAAAGTTGTTATGGCTGACCTTGGTTTGTACATGGCCACCGCTGTTGCGTAATTGAGTTTTGTTGTGTGCGTTTAAGTATTGCGTTTTTTGTATTGCGTTAAACCCCCGCGTGGTCTGGCGCCGGTTTGGCCACCGGCGCCGCTTCGCGGTCCAGCCAATAGGAGACAGACACACATGGCCTTACCAGCCGTTTATGACCCGCGAGTGGTTTATGTCGCCCGTCGCCACATCACTGTGGCAGGCAAAGAATACAAGCAAGGCGAGCCGGTGCCGCGCGCGGGCGTGGATGAGCGCGACTATCACCAAATGTTTGCGCGCCGCAAGATTGTTCCTCCGTATGATGTCGCGCCAAGCGCGCCGGATAACGCCGCGCCAAGCGCGCCAAGCGCTGAAAACAGCGGCAAAGAAGAAGAAACCATTACCGATCCGGCGGGCGGCCTTGTGCCAAAAGCTAAGGGTTGGTTCGCCGTGTGGCATGGCGGAAAGCTTATTCGCAACGTGCGCGGTGAAGCTGCTGCAAATGCGTTGCTCGCCGAATTGCGCGGCGAAAGCACCTCGACAACGGGCGATGAATTGCCGTTATCTGACACACTACAAGATGTGCCGGAAAGCGCCGCGTCAACCAATCCTGACCCCGTGCTAGGTGTGGCGCTTGACGCGGCAGAGTCCGGCGATGATGAGCCGGTGGGCGCGCAGTTGAATGATGCTTCGCCGGATGAGCTGGACGAATACGACGAACCGGCGAACGCCAAAGAGACAGAAACCGTCTAACCAACAGGTGATGACATGAGCGGAAGCAGCGTTTTTGTAAAAAAGAGCATGGACGAGACAACGGGCTTGCTCGCCGTCACGACAGAAGAACGTTTTTACATGAGTAAGGGCGTAGCCTTCGTTGCTTCCCTGGTTAACGCCACGCTTGGCGCGGCAACTGATATGGATATGCTCTTTAGGGTTGCCAGCGGTTACATTGCGATTGTGTCGCCGCGTCTCGGCGGCATCGCTGAGGCGCGGTTGCGCGTTTATGACGGGCCGACAACCTCGGCAGACGGTGCGGCGCTTGCGGAGATTAATAAAAACCGGGCATCAACGGAAACGGCCAATTGTGCGGCCTTCTCCGGGCCGACGGTAAGCGCCGCCGGAACGCTGCTATCTGATGATCTGGCGAGCGTTGCCGGTGCAATGCCGCAAGGTAGCTTTATTCTTGACGCTGGCGACTATTTGATAAGGGCGACGAATTTAAACGCGGGTGCCCAGCCGGTGGGTATCGCCATGCATTGGGCTGAGCTGACCGCTTAGCGCGATAGGTAGGAAACCAATGGCCGCGACAAGCGAAGCTGACAAGACGGTTGCGAAGCTGCGAAGGGTTATATCCGACACGGTAAAGCGCGTTGCCTTTGCGGTTCACGGCGAACTTGTCATGCAAAACCCGGTAGCGACCGGGTGGAGCCGGGCAAACTGGATTGTTTCGATTGGCGCGCCACATGAGGGCGTTTCCGGAGCGCGCGAGAACGTAAGCACGTTAGAGCAGTCTTTAGGGATTGGTCGTCTGCTGGTTTACGACGTGAAAAAGGGAGATGTATGGATCTCGAATAACGTCCCCTACATCCAGGCGCTGAACGAGGGGCATTCGCCGCAAGCGCCTGAAGGCTGGGTAGAAGAATCCATTCGGCGCGGAGTTGAGAGCGTGACCGGCAAGGCTGGCGTGGGGGCGGCATGACGACGCCCAATGAAGCAAAAGAGGCGATTTACTCGCGCTTTATCACTGAGTGGGGCAGTGAGACCGCTTATGTGTTTGGCAATGAAGAGTTCACGCCGCCGGAAGCAACGGGCGCTTCGGCTGCATCCTGGGTGCGGCTTCTGGTTAGGGAAATTCCAGGCGGCGGACAAGAGACATTAGGTAAAAAAGGCTCGCGCAAATATGAACGAATTGGGCAAATCATTCTAATGATTTACGCGTTACCAGACAGGGGCGAGCAACGCGCAGATGAACTTGCGCGAATATTTAGAGATGCTTTCGAGGGTGAAAAGTTTTCGGGGGTATATTGTTTCAACTGCCAAGTAATCGAAAGCGGTAACGAGGGCCTATGGTATCGGGTGAACGCCTTCGCTGAAATTAAATTCTATGAAACGAAGTGAGGTAATGCCATGGGCCGCGTTTTGACTAACAACACTTCTTACGCGTTTGTGCGTGAGACAGCACTTAAAACGCCAGCAACAACCGGTTGGCGCACTATGGAGCCGGACGAAGTTTCGAAGTTTGGTAACGAGTTTAAGTCGGTGGCTCGGAATCCAATTTCGAAAAACCGCCAAGCCCGTAAGGGCAAGGTCACCGACCTTGATTCCGGCGTGGAAATCAAGGTTGATTTGGTGATGTCGCACTTCGAAGACATGGTTGAAACGTTCGTAATGGCTACGGCCACGAACAACGACACCCGCTTTGAGGGCGTCAACGCTACAACAAGCGGTTACACGATTTCAGCGGCAACCGCTGACCAGGCGGAAAAATTCCAGTATACCGCTGGCGGGCCTATCTCTCTTGTGAAGGCGCGCGGCTACGCGACAAGCGCAAATAATGGGATTAAGCCGCTTTCCGCCGATCTGGCATTGACTGACACAACGCTTGCCGTTGCAGGCAATGCGGCGGAGACCGCGCCAACTAACGCCCTGGTTGAGTTGTGCGGCATTCGCGCCGAGGCTGGCGACTTGGCGCTTGCCGTGTCTGGCACAACGGGCACGCTATCAAGCGGTAACAATTCCGCCTCAAACAACATCGATTTTACCACGTTAGGGCTTACTGTCGGCCAGCTTATCCACGTTGGCGGGCTGTCTGACACCTACCGTTTTGGCTCAACGGCTGCCGGTGACGGCACGCGCTCTTATGGCTATGCGCGTGTAATGGCCATTGCGGCGGCGTCGCTGACGTTAAATCGCATGGAATCAACTCTTGTGGCGTCCGATGGCACAGACGACGGCAACTCGGGGAACCTGGTTGCAACCGATTTGTTGTTTGGCCGGTACATTCGCAGCGTCGCCGTTGACGATAGCGCTTACCTTGAAGCGTCATATCACGTTGAGCAAGCAAAGCCGAATTTGGATAGCGGCGGATCAACGATGTACAGCTATGCGCGCGGCAACTACGCTGACGAATGGACGTTTGATTTGCCGCTCGCCGATAAAGCAACAATGACAATGGGCTTTATCGGGACGGACACGCAAGACCCAACAACAACGCGGAAAACCGGGGCGTCAAGCGCAATTGAGCCGCTGAAAGTGTCTGAATTCAGCACGTCGGCAGATATTGCGCGGCTCACCGTTCTTGGTGTTGATGAATCCGGTCTAACAACGGATTTCCGGAATCTTACCGTCAAGATTATGAACCGGGTTTCGCCCGAAAAAGTGCTGGGCACGCTTGGCGCAAAGTATCTGAATACGGGTAACTTTGGCGTTGAGCTTGATTTTGAAGCGCTGTTCACGAATTCCGATGTGATGCCAGCCATTCGAAATTCAACAACTTGTGGATTGGCCTTTGTCCTGTATGAGGAAACCGACGGCGCTATAGGCGTTGATATCCCGTCCATGACACTTGGCGACGGTAGCCAGAATCTGGAAAAAGATAAATCAGTCGGGATTAAGTTAAAGGGGATGGCTCATATGGATAGCACGCTGGGGACTTCCCTTAGCGTGTCGCTGTTCCCGGCAGCGCCAGCGCCCACCACAACTTAATCCAGGCCACGACAAGCGGGCGGCGTTGTGTCGCCCGCAACCACGCTAAGGGGTATCAATGGCTGATTTTTCCAATCTTGATAAGCTCGCTGTTGCTGAAAAGACGGCGCGTTATGAAGTTGATCGAGTTGAAGGGGTTGACCCGAAGAAGCCCGTTGTGATTATCGGGCGTCCGGCGACGCAGGATAACAAGCCGTTCTTTAACGCGTACATGAAAGAAATGGGCTCACGAAGCCGCACAATGCGCAAGGGGCGCTTGACGCCGGAACTTATGTCCGCGCAACGCAGAGTATTGAAGAGGCTTTTCCCTAAGTTTGTGTTTGTTGGTTGGGAAAACATGCCAGATGTTGCCGGTTCTGAAGTCCCGTTCAGCGTTGAAAACGGTGAACAGTTCTGCGCAAAGATACCGGAATACATGTTCGATGACATGCGCGACTTTTTCGAAAGCGAAGACAGCTTCCTTGATGAGGATGAGCCGCGCGTTAACACTGAGGAAGTCGCGGGAAACTAGAAGAGCGGCTTGTCTGGGAGTTGCGCTTGTCGCGTGATGGTTGGCAGATTGAAGCCGCTATTGCAAAGCGCAAGCCGCTCCCTGACTGGTACGAAGACGAGCCGCCTTTGTTTCCTGGTGATGAGTTTTACTTACAGTCGTTCTGGGATTTAAGCACTTGCCGCGCAATTGGCATGTCACCTGGGCCGATACCTTGGACGGCAATTGTTGAATACGCCCGTTACAAGCAGCTTGACAGTGGGATGTTAGGGCCGTTTGTCGATATCATGCGCAGGCTTGATGCGGTGTATTTGGAAGACACATCGCGCGAAATGGATAGAACGGCGCGCCTATCCAAACAAAGCACTGGCGCACCGTCAAAATCTGGGTAAGTTCATGTAAAGTTCTGTTGCGTTGCGTCCCCTTTAAATCTCACCTTGAGGTTTCGCCCAATGTCGGGAACAACGCATAACATCCGTATTCGCATGGATACGAGCGAGGCCGACGCCGGAACAAAGCGCATGCGTTCCGGGCTTGGCCGCGTTGATAAGGGGGCGCTTTCCATCAACAAGACGCTCGCGGCCATGCTCCGCGAGCTTCGCCGCCTAACCGCAATGATGCGGCAATTCTCCGGCATAGGCGCAAGCGCGTTTACCAAGCTAACGGCTGAGGCGAACGCCGCCGCTGTCGCTATTGAGCGCATGAATGTTGCTGCGGCTACAACGGGGCGGGTTGTAAAAACGGCGGCAGTGGCAACCGGGCTATGGGCAACCGTGATTGCGAACGTGCAATCAAACATGAAAGCGTTGCTCGCCCAGCTTACGGCCTTTCTCGGTATTGCCGGGGCGTTTTTCGCCGTGACCGGGCTTGCAGACTTTGAGCAAAACATGAGTACGGTTCTGGGTGTCACACATGCGACAGACGCCCAGATGGCCAAGTTACGCAAGCGGGCGCAAGACGTGGCCGCGTCCGGGCGCTTTATGGCGCAAGAGGTCGCGCTAGGAATGGTTGAGCTGGCAAAAGCCGGTCTCAACGTTAACGAAGTTTATGAGTCCATCATTCCGACAATGAATCTTGCCCAGGCCGCAAACCTTGATGTGGGGCGCGCGTCGGAAATCACGTCAAAGGTCATGCGCGCCATGAACCTTGAAGTGAAAGACCTTACGCGCGTTACCGATGTTCTGGTTAAGGCTGCAAACATTTCAACAACGAACGTCAACAACTTGGGTGAGGTGTTCAAATACGTTGCGCCGATCATGGCCGGGTTCAATGTCTCACTCGAAGAAACGGCGGCGTTGTCAGCCGTGCTGGCTTCAAACGGCCTTGAGGCGTCTATGGCTGGAACGTCCATGCGGTCGATATTCTCCAGACTCTCGGGGCCGACGAAGGAATTTAGGAAGCAGCTTAAGGCGTTGCATGTTGACGTTAAAAATATTCAGCCAGGTATTCATGGGGCCGTTGAGATTTTGGAGCGCTTGAAAAAGGCGGGCGTTTCTGAGAGCGAATTAATGTCGCTCTTTAAGATGCGCGCAGGCTCTGGTGCAATGATCCTCGTTAAAAACGTTGGGGTGCTGAAAGAGTACCTTAAGACGATCCACGGGGCGGCGGGCTCAACGCAAGAGCTGTCAGATGTCATGAACGACAACCTGAAGGGAGCGTTTCTCAATCTGTTGGCCACGGTTATGAATCTCGTTATCGCCCTTGGTGATAGCGGGCTTGGCGCGGCGCTGAAGATGCTTATCAACACCATAGCAACCCTAGTATCAGGGCTTGCACAGGTGATTTCGTTTCTTGGGCCGGTGTTCAAAGCCTTTGCCGTTGCCTTCCTGGTGGTCAATATTCCGGCCATGATTACCGGGCTTGGCGCGCTTGGCGCGGCGTTCCAGGCGATGGCGGCGCGCGCGGTTGCCTCGATTATGAGCATTGTCGCGGCAATGGGGCCAATCGCATGGATAGTGTTTGCTATCACAGCGGCAATCACGCTGCTTGTTCAATTCTCCGATCAAATCAAAATCACCGGCACGGGGGCGGCGACGCTCGCCGATTTGTTCGCGGTGATATGGGATAAGGTCGTTTGGGCTCTAAAGAAGGTCTACGACTTCTTTATATGGGCGTTTGGCGGGATGTTCGACTTTGGCAAGAAGGTTGCTGATGCGATTCTTTATGCATTCCAGTTCATGGCAAACGGTATTTTAAAAATACTTCAAACGATTATGAATCAAGCCGTTTCCGTGATTAACTTTGTTGGGAAATATCATCCCCTTGGGGGTATGGTAGGCGGCGGGAATATTGAGAAGTTCGACTTTGCCTCGGGCGGAATTAAGGCGCTGACGACGGAAAACATTGCAAACGCGCTTGGCGCGCAAGATTTACTCGCCGAGGCCGAGGCGCGCGCGCAAAAGCGTATTGCGGCTGAGACCAAGGCCGCCGCTCAACAGAAAGCCATACTCGATGCGCTTGCCGAGGCCAGCAAGGGGCTTGGCAGCGAGACAAATAGGCTCGGCATGGAGCAGGA